TCATGAAAATGCGCCCTGCCTTCCCTCACCATTACAACGTGGGCAATCTGGATTAGGATCGAGCGTACTGTCAAAACCGTAACCGCCATCATCCAGTGGTGCAGGTTTTCCGTTATTGGTTCTTTTCTCTGACTCTTCCTGATATTCCAGCTCGTTAATCCACTGGTATTTATTTTCAATCCCCCAGCAGTGACGGCAACATAAACGGCGAAACTCTGAAATTTCGTTGGCGTTGGCCGTGGCAATATCCCACCACCAATTTAACACAGCATCTTGCGTGATATGCGTCCGTTTCTCTCTGGCTTCCATAGCATCGCGTATGGCTTTGTTTACCGATACATGGCGATACAACCGACGGGCAGCGGCGGCACCGGTTAGCCAATATCTGACTAACTGGCGATATGTGCTGACGTAATGCCACACGGGTAAAAGACACCTTAGACGGCCTTGGTGGAATGCTTGAAGATAAATTCGACGCCACTATGTCATTTATCAGAACTCTTGATGGTCATGCAGACGTTTGTGATAAAGAAGCTAAACGCTATACGTAATGCTATAAAAGACCGAATATCAGATTTCGATAAAATTTCGATAAATTTCGATAAACCACAAAATTCACCTTTAAAATAAATAAGATAAAAAAAGACCGAATACGATTCCTCTTTCAGATTTAAAAGAATTTTTCTTTTCAAAATCAAATAATTAAATCAATATTACCTCAAAAAACACCTTCCATTACCTTACTTTCCTAGCCTTTAAATTCATATAGTTAACTGCTAATTCGGTACCATTCGTAAAAATTTCGATACGTTTAATGCGTTCGTGTTGCGTTCTGTAGCAAGGTACGATTAAGTCTGACTGGCAGCTATTGTAAGTATCCCACTTAAAAGAACCATTCAGCAAATCACTGCTAGCCGTTTTTTTCCATAAAATAGATGAACTTGGTTCATCTTCATCATGGCAGGACATATTTGATATTTTCTATCCAGATTTGATACATGTTCAGTCCATTTTGGCAAAAATGGTAAAACTGAGAGTCAGGCCGGTCAAATCTGCCGGATACTAGTTAGCGTTAAAACCATATTTTTTATATAATGTTCAGGTATCAAAGTAATAATTTCAGTTGAATCTTTACCAGATATTTTCGTTGCTATTAGTCGGCCTGGATGGGCTAAATAGAGAAACAATTTCTTCCTCCCAAAATCGCACAATCTTATTCTGATATGGCTGGTAAGAGTCTGTTACTTCGTATCCAAATGTTGTGAATAAAGATTGCATTTCATACCATACATCAGAGGGCTCACCTTTAAACCATTCTGATTTCTGTTCATCCCAGAATTCGATCGGGTGTCCCAGTTCTTCATGAAGCATTGCCTCTAACGCTGATAGCTTAATACCTAATGAATCTGGGATAAAAAAGGCCACCTCAAATCCAATCTTTGGATCGCCCGTACGAAGTTGCCTGAGCCGCAACATCGGATCATGCTTAGTGAACCCCACTTTGTAACGACTGTAGTCACTGGCAGTCATGAAAACATAGATCCATCCACCATCCATCACTATTTCGCCCTCCATCATCCTCATCATGCTCGTTTGAATTATGCCTCAGTAATCTGGGCTTTGTAAAACAATTGACCAGCAGGTGACTTACTCCCCATTTGTTAATAAAGGTTGGTGTTAACAATACCCGCTTTTGGCACAAAGTTGTCCGTTGGAAAGGTCTCCGTCTGCTATGATCGAGGTGCGGACCTTGACTGGAATGGGTTGTAAGAGAAGCTGGATACTAAAGTTTTGAGACTTAAAACGGTCGCAAGTTGTTCTTATCAGTGTGATATATGAAGAACTGCTTCCGTAAAGCATAATGAATACCTTTATTTTTATATATGAAAAAGGAGAGTCTTATACTGATCCTAACCGACTTGCAGATCGTCGCTATACTCAGGGAACCAGTTTTTAAGAATGAATCTTAGATTGGCCTTAGACGGTTCAAACACCTGCCGTGACACCAGAGCTCTATCAGGATGATTCTGAACAGGCGAATCAGTTATCATATCATAAAAATTTTGCGTAATTTCTGGAGGGAAAAAGATACTTTTATCCAAAGGCACTGTTGCATATGGATTGTAATAAATGTGCAGACCATCAAAGTGAGTTTCTGTATAATCTCTGGAATGACACAGCTCAACATCTGCACCAATAACTTCATTGTTGTAAAATTGTCGGTATGTTTTTAAATAATGCTCGAGGCCAAGTTTCTTTGTGTGAGTTCCTTCATTTTTCATGCCTTCAGAGATAATAAAATAATTTGTATCAAGAGAGCGGTATCTTGTTGATCTTATATATCTTGCAACTCCACTTTGAACTACAGCCTTGCTGAAAGTACCAGTTGTTGAGAATATGACAGCACTAATTTCTTTATATGAGTCATTTGTGAAAATACCTAATGGTATTTCGATTTGCTCATTTTTTTTAATCGATGATACTTTTCGCTGTTTACCTCTCGCATGATCTCTCATCGTAGGTTCTTCGATACCAAATAATACTCGATTAATGATCGTATTATTCTGAGTTAGTGATAATTTTGAATCAAATGGAGCGAGCGCCAGAACGAATGGTTTACCGACTACATGTTCCATTGTTGAATACGGGAATTTCTTCCCCTTAACACCGGTAAATAGTTCATGCTTATCTTTAATCTTTCCGAGAAGTTTTAGCGTGGATTGATGCTTAAACCTTGCTTCGCTGAAAATATCACCAACTAGAGGTTTGTGAGGTTTGTCAGAGACCATTGCCTCTACATTGAAATTATAACCAGATGGAGTGGTAACATTAAAATCAGGGCTATCTTTTGTGTAATCAACGGAATAACCGAGGCGAATAAACACCTCATTCAGATATAACTCCCAAAATGCAGAGTTGAAGGTGGTCTGAAACTCATTAACAAATTTAGTACTCTCACCACTGCGTTGCAGCAGTCCGCGCCCCCAAGATTGAATCACTTCCCTTACAGAAGCAAGTTTCGGATCTTTGTAAATAAGTTTGAAACTATCATCTAGTTTATTTTTGGCTATTTTTGTTGAGAATAAATCCATTGTCAGCATCTCTTGTGTTTTATAGACTGATGATAAAATATCATAATGTATGAGTTGAGTGAAAATCAGGCGCGACTTATTTCACTTTGCTTCCAAGGGGAAATGATGACTTGATCCTTAGTGAAATTAAAAGTTGAGATTATCTTGTTTTTTTCATTTTCTGTTTGTATATATATACATCGAACATCATCAGGCGAGAATTTAAGAGGAAACTTTTTTATTTTTGCATTGTAGAATTCCTTCCGTCTTTCATATGCTGAAAAATTAATGGAAATTAGGTTCTTTTTTATTTGCTCAGTCGTTGGGACATATCTCCACTCCTTTTCATACTCGAAATCGAAATCTTTAAGATTAAAATAGCTGTTATATCCATAGACATGCTTTGTAAAACACTTCAACTGAATAACAGGTAATCTCAGATGACTAGGAAGTTTTTTTGACTGGCGCGACCTTAATAAAGCTATAAGTCCCATTGCCACTGGGGAATTCTTCTCTATATAGTTAACAGGCGTTATTCCGTTTCTCCGGGCCCAATTTTTGTGAAGAGATATTCCATATGCACCATAAGTTATGTTTTTTGTTGGTAACTCGCTGGCATTATAACCGCTGAATGAAACCATTGGGTGAGCCGCATTAGAAACCACCTTATCATTCTTGTCACCAAAATATTCACCGCAATACCTTAATGTAAATGAACCAGATGAAATTATAGATAGTAATTTTTCAAATTCGTTAGTGAAGTGCGTAATCATGGTATTGCCACCAATGTTTAATGTTAATTCCTTGCTTTGTTTATTGTATTACCATGCTAGATACCTAGCAATATATTTACCAGACAATAGTGAGATATGTTAATAAAAATTAGGTGACATATTGGAAGTTTATACGTCCGCTTCTGGCTGTGAGTTCAACCGATGGACGCAACACACTTATTGAACCGCTCTGCGGGTGATTCATAGTCTAGCGTTTTTCTCGGCCTTTCGTTGAGCTGTCTGGCAACACTGTTAAGTCTTTGCTGGCTGTGAACCGATAAGTCAGTTCCTTTTGGAAAATATTGTCTGAGCAATCTGTTCGTATTTTCATTTGAGCCACGTTGCCAGGGAGATTGAGGATCACAGAAATAAATCTGAATGTTTGTCGCTACAGTAAATCGAGTGTGGCTGGTCATTTCCGCGCCACGATCCCATGTTAATGTTTTATAAAGCTCCACAGGCAATTCCCGGGCTTGTCTGATGAGTGCAGATATAACCGTTATGGTCTTGTTGTCTCTGATTTTGGCCAGCATAACAAAGCGGGAATGGCGTTCTACGAGAGTGACTATATAGGAGTTTTTCGAGCCCTGGATCAGGTCACCTTCCCAGTGACCCGGTATGGCTCTGTCTGCAACTTCAGGTGGCCTTTCGCTTATTGGTATCGCATCCGGGATTGATCCTAACCCCTTTCCTTTAAGCGATGACGTTCTGGATCTACGAACCGCTCTTCCGCTTCTGAGGCATTGCTGCAGCTCTTTTTTTAATGCCCCCCGGGTTTGTATAAAAAGCGTTTTATAAATCGTTTCTTGTGACACATGCATTTCCTGATTATCCGGATAACAGCGTTTTAGCCAACCGGCGATCTGTTCCGGCGACCAGTCCTGATGCATCTTCTCTGCAATGATTTTACACAATGTGGGGCTTTCAATTAGCTTGCAGGTTTTTGGTCTCAGGGCACTTTCCCATGCAGTAGCATCCGCTTTTGCTGCACGATATTGTTTTGCACCTCCGTGCCTCTTGATCTCGCGGCTAATCGTTGAAGGAGCTCTTGATAATTTGGCAGCGATGTCCCTGATGCTGCGTTTTGCTACCAGCCCTCTGGATATCTCCTCTCTTTCATCTAGCGAAAGCGCTAACCGATGTCGCTTTCGGACAGGGGGACGGTATCCACCAGTCTGGTGGATAGTGGGCATGATAGAAGAATGATATCTGTCGAACATTCTGGCGATATCATGCAGGGAATCACCTTGCTTATATCTGTCCCAGATAATCGCTTTCTGTTCTGGCGTGTAGTAAATGCGCGTTCTTCGTTTCATGGCAACGTCCCCCTTGATTAAGGATAGCGTTGCATCGACCCGTTGAACTCACAGCACTAAGCCGACTGTCAGACCTAGCAAATGTGTTTGATTAAGTATGAGTCGCTACAGATGATTGGTCTCAATCTTAAGTCACCGACCCAAAATGCAATGAATAGATGAATAAACCGAGCGATTAAACTCAGAGCTTCTTGATAGCGCTTCGCTGCTACAAGCTAGATGACTAGCTTAACTCTTTTCTTCCTCCTCACCGAAAAATTACATAACCATGACAGTCTATTGATCAATCGACACAACTGTTAGAATAGCGTCATTCAAACATGGATGTTTTTTGAAAAATTTAACAGCAGGCAGTCATCTTAATGTTAGCAACAACTCCAACACAAAAAACAGCATCTAATAAATTTCGTAATGATATCAATGGTCTTAGAGCATGGGCGGTTATTGCCGTTGTTCTGTACCATTTTGGTGTACCAGGGTTCTCGGGTGGGTTTGTCGGTGTGGATGTTTTCTTTGTCATCTCCGGCTTTTTAATGACCCGGATCATCGTTTCTGGCATGGAGTCTGGCAATTTTTCATTCTTACAGTTTTATCTGGCCAGAGCGCGAAGAATTATTCCCATGCTTTTGGTGCTATGTTTTGCGCTATTAATTTTTGGTTGGTTCTGGCTGCCTGAACAGAATTATAAATTGCTAGCAACCCATGTGGTAAATACACTCTTTTTTATATCGAATATTAAATTTTGGCGTGAATCGGGTTATTTCGATGCGTCCTCACATGAAAAGTGGTTGTTACATACCTGGTCACTTTCTGTGGAGTGGCAGTTTTATATTATTCTGCCTATTATCATTTTTGTGCTGTGGAAGTTCATCAATTACAAGGCCGTTAAATTTGCCTTATTCGCACTAGGATTCCTATCACTGTGCCTTTCTATCTATGCTTCACAACGCTGGCCGTCAGCGGCGTTTTACCTTCTGCCAACCAGAATGTGGGAAATGCTGGCTGGGGGGATGGCTTGGTGGGTAACGCGTAGAAAGGCCATGCCGGAGACTCTGGCGAGATGTACAGAAGTTATCGGCATAGTATTTATCTCTGCGTCAATTGTGCTATTTAACTCATCAATTGTTTGGCCCGGCTCAAATGCGCTATTACCGGTAGCTGGTGCGGTGTTGGTACTGATTTCTGCGCGGCAAAAATCAATTTTCACCGCTAATATTATCGCTCAAAAGTTGGGGGCCAGTTCCTATTCTATCTATTTATGGCATTGGCCTATTGTCGTCGCATTAACTTATTTAAGTTTACTCAGTAACTATAAATGGGTGCTGCTGGCTTTAGTTGCTACCGTGATATTAGGTGAATTATCTCTTAAGTTGGTGGAAAATCCATCACGGAAAGTTTTCGCCAAATTATCCACCACCTCTAACCTGGTCTATATATCACTGTGTACACTGGTCGTTGGTGTGCTGGCACTGACAGTTAGGCACAGTACGCTCGATCGCGACATTATGGCAGATAAAGAAACCGTTGAGCTTTATGCAAAAATACAATCATTTCATGTAATGCCAAACCGAGATAATGGTTATTGTTTTTATAATGTTGACGGTGAGTCCGACCCCATCATCTCAATGGAAAAATCAGTGTGCAAACTGGGGGTTAAGTCATTGAAGCCAAAAGGTCTGCTGTTTGGTGACTCCTTTGCCGGACATTATGAACCCTTCGTCGATGAAGTCGCGAAGAAACTCGGTATATCAGTAGATTCCGTCACCACTAACTGGTGTTTCCCGAGCTTAACGGATTCAACCAATGGCACTAAAACACGAGTGGCCTATAAACAGTGCCTGTTAAATAGAGAATATCTAAAAGATAATATTTCAAAATATGATTTCGTTATATTTTCTGGCATCTGGTTTGATTTATATCGCAAAGGTTATCAAAATGAAATTGTTGATGTAATTAAATATGCCAAATCTAAAGGGGTGAAAGTGTATGTCATGGCATCCCCAACACAATACGACATCAATGTTTTTGCTAATTTTATCGCTGCGGGGGTCAATGATTTACCGTTTAAGTTAAAAGGTAACTCCAATAAAAAAGATGATGACACCCAAAAGATGGATATTATCTTCTCGCAATTAGAAAAAGATGGGTATATAAAATTCATCAAAAAAGATGACATATTTGATGAAAGTGACTCATACCATTACAACGGAATAGAGATCCCCTACTCTCTTGACGGCGCTCATATCTCAGTCGACAGTTCATTGATGGCTGCCAAGCGATTTATTGAAACTGGTGTCTATAAAAAATACTTTTCAGATGTAAAGTAAATATACAATTAGCCGGGCGATAGCGCCCGGCATTGGTTACTCTGGTACCACCGGCCAGATAATATCAGGTGATTGCGCTATATCAACTCTCATTAAGAGAACCCGATATTTCTTCCATGCGGTAATCAATTCTTTTTCGCGCTCCGTTGCCATTGCCAGATCAACTGCGTCCTGAAGCGGTGCGATAGCCTCTGCGGCTAACGTTAATAAATTGGCTTTCTTGTGTTCATCTGCCTCTTGCTCTAGTTCTGCATGGGTTCTTGCCAGCACCCAGCCGGAACCATCCCATTCATAATAATTGCCGTCATCGGGACAGACTGATACAACACCATAATCCCCGGCTAAAGTTCGTTGGTAGATCTCAACACAATACGCCATAGAATCTACCGGCGCGGCACTGAAATTAAAGGTTCCACCGGCGATATTGTCAGTGATCGTAACATCAATATAGCGCTCGATATTCCGTGAGCGGGGCGCGGTGACAGTAATTTTATCTATATCATTAATCATGAGATACGCATCCATAATGTGGTTCTGGTAAGGCCGTCATTAACCGCCGCAAAACCTTGGCAACGCCATGTCCCGGTTAATAATGTTTGTCCGTTATTATAATTCGCGGCATTATTCCACTTTAATTCACTACCCGCTTTCACATCCCCCGGATTAACGGCATTTCCGACATTGGTAGAATTGATCGCGAAAGCATAGGAGCCAATACCGTAAGTGTCTGGAACTCTGGCTTGCGCTATTACATTGGCAATATAAGTGCTTAAATATCCGCCCCATACCGTGCCATACACATTGCCGTCACCTGGCAACCATGCGGCACCGTTTCCTGCGGTCACATTGCCCACCGCGTTAACTGCTGACCCCTTTAGCGCGCCCGCTGTAGTCAGGCTGCCGGGTAAATTGATTGCTGTATTGGATGACTGAAGCGCATTAACAATACGTGAGTCATTGCCCGCTGCCACGGTGTTAGCGATAGACCCCACATCCAGTACTGCCGCACCTTTGAGCCCTAAATTGGTTCGTGCAGTGGTCTTGTTTTCCACATCATTCAAGTTTTGGTTTTTCAGTAATGCATTGGTGGCAATAGCGGCGGTATCCGTTAAGCCAAGGTTAGCAATGGCGGCCGCTATTGCCTCCGGCCCTGCCGCCGCGATTTCAGCGAGGTTATTAGCCGTCTGCAAATAGGTGCTGGCCCCCTCTTTACGCCACACACCAATATCTAATGCGCCAGTGGGTTCTACGCCGGTGTTTTCTGACAATGCAATATAGCTATTGCCACCGTGACTCACTCTCGCCCCTGCCTGGTAGGGGGCATCAGTAAACCAAATTAGCTGCCCAAGGTTTTGCAATTCCTGTAAGGCTAAATCCACCCGGTTATGCCACCAGTTTTCCCACTTGGCCTCGGGCGGATCTTCTGATGCACCCCCTGCCCAACCACGCGCAATCAGTCCATCGCCGGGGCGTTCAAATTGCGCAGGCACACTGGCCCACGGCTGATTAAAGCTGTCATTTCTGGCCATATAGTGGCTCCAATTAGATATAAGCGCCCATGCCGTATGGCTGAGCGTCGAAGGTGCCTTTATAGGCAAAGGGATGATGGTTAACGCGGATTAAGCTGGCTTTGACACCTTGCGGTCGGGGGATTAAATCAAATAGCTGAATGAGCACTAAGACATTGGCGGGGATCGGTTTATCGACCCAGATAGTTTTCATGGTCATATCCTGCCCATCGATGATGGCGGAATTAACATCCAGAATATAATCAACCGCGGTTTTGATTTCATCCAAGGTGGCGTTGGTGTTGTTTTTCTGGATCTTGGCTTTGATTAATACGCGATAGAGATAATCCGACACCGGAACTTTGCCGATTTGTTCATGCGGCGCTTTATACGGCGCAACATTATAGGGTTGTGCGCCGCCGGTACTGTTATAAGCAAATATCGATAAGTAATCGCTGCGGATGAGTGGCCGCTCAGTAAATCCGGCAATGCGGCCACAGATATCCAGTTGATCGCCCTCGGCATTATCAATATCCAACAGGTTATTGATTTTAGTGATCTGCTCTTCCAGTACAGATTGGCTGATGTCCGGTAAAATACTGATCCATTCAAGCAGCTTCGGCGCGTTTTTATATTGCAGGTAAATCCGTGACAGCGCTTTTTTGCGGTGGTTATACATAAACCACCTCGATATTCTCAGTACTGAACACGCCGAGCTGATTAAAGGCTATTCTCACTGCACTCTCATTGACCTGTTCAACAGCAGTACCAACGGTAATCGCATTCACAAAGCCATTACCGGCCACCAAATAATTGACTGGGGTAAATAAACGGCCCGCGCCAATACTTTCACCAATTTTAAAACCCAACTTAGAAAAACCATTGGTCTGATCAAAACCGGTAATGCTGTAATCGACAATCGCCTGTTTAATCTCTTCGTCAATAAATTCGCTATTACTGGCGATCTCTACCCGTACATAAACCGGTATTAGTTGGGGGCGAAAAAAGGTTACGGTGATCGGGTTACCTTTTGGGGTAACAGTATCCAACGAGATTTTATTGGGGAAAGTGTTATAACGGTTTAACCCACAGCCGGGGCTTTTGTTAATGGCAATACTGTTAATAACATCCTCGATGCTGCCGCCATCAACAAATATCGCCATTGAGTGACCGAGCACCCCATTCTCGTCGGCTTGATCCTCAAAATTTTCATAAATCCGCGCTCGTTTAACATCATCAATATTGACCAGCGCCGCATAAATATTATCAATCTGATTGGAGCCAGGTAGCGCCACTGATTCATTGCGCCGGATGCGAAATGCATTATTGGTTTCTTTATCCAACCCCATTGACGCTGCAGTGTTATTTGTCACCGCCGTAATGCCGCCGATCGGTGTGGCAATAATGGTCAGATTATGACTATTGGCCCCCTGCGCCCCTGCCAGCGTACAAGTGACATTTACCGTCGCATTCCCTGCCGCATCAGTAATAACATCACCATCGGTCGACCATAAGGTATTAGTCGCCCTATTTCTGATTAATGTCCCGGCATTGATCGGCGTAAAAGCGATACCGCTAAAATTAATGGTGGCGGTTGAATAGGTCGCGCTTTTGCGCTTGATTCCAGCGAACGCGGCAATGCGGTCTAATTGTTGGTCAATCGCTGAATTGGGATCGGCAGCATGATAGGCATTAATTACCGCTTCATCCAGATTGGCTAATGCTTCACACCAGACCGCTATTGCCAGACCATCCGGCGATTCCGGATTAATATTCCAGCCATCATCAATAGCAAGATAACGCTGGCGCATAGTATCCAGATATTCACTCAGCGTGGTGCCGCTGGCCCCGTCACGATTTATGGTTGCCATTAAATAAGATCCTCAGTGAACAGGAAATCAAATGCGTCGTTATTAATATCAATCACTGCGGCAAATATCGTTATTTTGCGATTCTTCATATCGAGATCCATTTCAAAGCGGTTAATAGTCAGCACGCCTTTGGCCGCCAATAAGCGCTGTTTAATATTGGCTTCGGCAATGTCGCGTGAGGTTTTGCCCAATATGCTTTGAAACCACGGCGTTCCCTCGGTGGCATCAAGAAAATACTCGCCAAGAAATAACCGTAGGCAGCAGATCATGGCTTGCCGGGTTTCTTCTTTACCGTTAGCAAACTGGCTGCCGTGGGTAACAATGTCGCCATTTTGGAAATTGCGGATCACAGTGCCTCCGGAAACAAAAAGCCCCGGCATAAGCCAGGGCGATAATAGGTAGGATTCAATCAGGATAATGAGGTTATTGCGGCCCATCAGTGCGATCATTGCCGCGTTGCACGCCACCGTGGTCGTGGTCGCCAACTTCCAGCTCGCCAATCGCCAAACCACCTTGGGTAACCTCAGTGCGGCCATTAAGGGTGGTTTGCCCATTATTGGTAAACTCTGGGCCGCTATAACTCATGCCAGATTCGGTAAGCGCCAATGTGGTACCGCCAGCCGTCAAAGTCATTCCACTATCAGTGAGGTGAATACGCACCCCGCCACTTTTGTTACTTAAACCAATCCCCTCGGTCGGCAAGCCCGCAATCGCGGTTTGTTGTGAGCGGTAGCCAGGGGCAAAGAAAGCATCGGACGGATTAAACATCCGTGCATCCAGTGGTGCTACCGGCCCCCCCTGACTGAGCCAATTGTCGATAGAACGTTGGCTGAAATGAATATAGCCCTCGGTACCCGCGGGTAATTCATGAAAAACCGTCCATTCGGCACTACCAGAAAATTGCACTGGCACATGTTCAATAACGGGGAGTGTCTTAAATTGACCGTCACCGATATGGCGCTGAATGCCGCACTCCACCACTGCGCGTTGCAAATCGGCGTTATAACTAATGACTTTACCAGGCATGCCGATCATCAGGTCACGCACCATATCGCGCTTGAGCAGCATCATGGTGCTATACAGCGGGTTGCTCTCAATCATCATTACCTCAGGGCATTCGCCATTGACTGATCAGCGTAGTTTTCCACGTATCACCCCATAAGGTGCCTTCGTGGTAGGTACGCAGCACATTAAACTGGCCGGTCTGCTGCTGAATATTCGCCAGATTATTGAGGTCGGTGTTATACATGCCGCTAAAATTAATCGTCCAAAAACTTGAGGTGACATTAATCACATCGGCCGGCTGAATTTGATGATTCATTTTGACGTCAATTTCCATGGTGCTGAGATACCAGCGCGGGACACTTTCCATACCATTTTTAGCGGTGATCTCATGGGTCGCCCATTTTCTGGCGGCTCCCTCTCTGGCTAATAGCACCCTTGATGGCGTGATCATCCAGTAATATTTCCAGTCATCTTTTACGCTATCGAGAATATCGCGACACAAGCGGCCACCAGAATTATAGGAAGTGGCAAAACGCGGTAAGTCGGAAAAGTCACCAATCACTTCAACATCAAGGCCAAAAGCCGCGGCGACATCTTTGAGCATTGCAATAGCAGGCGTATTCGCGCCCCAGGTTTTAAATATCGTGGTATTCCATGCCAGACCAATCGTGCGGCAATATAACCGCAGGCAGGTATTTACCCCCTCTTTGACCACTTCGACATTGTGAATCCGTCCGCTGAATATCGTGCCGATGTTGTCGCCATAACCAGCTTTTAATACCAAATTGCCATAACGCTTTTCTTTGTCGTCATAGCGCTGGATCAAGGCGCGGGTGCGCGCTGAAATGCCGTAAAGGGTAATTCTGGCGGTGGCATCGACATTCTGCGGGGTATTATCGACAGCAAAACGGATCTCTAATGGCGGCTGATAGGTAAGTTCATCGCCACTCACTGGGGTAATGGTCAGTAAGTAATTGCGGCCAAAATAGCTACTCATTATCGGGGTACCATGTCAGGCAATTATTAATGCCAAGATTGGCGATGGTCGGGGTCTCCCCGGCTAATATCAGTAGGCCAATATCGGTATTGAGTCCCGCCAATAAATTAACGCCAATATGCAAAGCACGCCCCAAAACTACCGGCTCGCCCTGTTCATAAATATCGACGCAGAAATAATTAAAACGGGTGAGCCAGTGCAAACGAAAAACCAAATAGTGATTATTTAATTGCACTCGAAAACGCTGCACCGCGTAACCATTATTTAATGGGATAACTTTCATTACGTGGCCTCGACAAAAACTTCACCAAATGAGTATTCACGTTGCCCCTGAGTGGCAGCACTATCGCCATAGGGTAAGTTGTCATTGGTTTCAGCAACGGTGTCGTAAATAATATTGAGCTGTAACAGTTCAACCACAATCTCCAGCCCGCCCTCATTCTCTTTTTTCAACTGGGTGCGGGTATTGGTGATCAGGCAATTTTTATAGGCGGCCCCACGGCTGGCCACTAATTCGAACGGCGTATGTGAGCGCTGCAACTCACGCAATTGTTCGAGTAAATTTTGCGAACGGGTTGAGCGCGATTGTGATCCCAGGCTGCCGGAATACAAACTGGTGCCAACCGAAGCAGCCACTCCTGCCAGCGCCGCCGCCCGGCCAGAAAGCAAACTGGCCGCCATACCAGTAGTGATACTGGCTCCGGCCCCCAGTAGTCCGGCAATACTGCTATCTTGCTGGGCCAGCAGTTCACGAAACCAGTTATCCGACACACCGATAATCATGGTTAGCGCCAACGCGCGCGTCACCGCGTTATCGTGGGCGGTATTGGCATCTTCCAGCGGGAACTCACTGACATCAGTACGCAGCTCGCTCGACTCTTCCAGTAATGCATCAAAATAGAGATTGCCGATTTTCGGTCGGTTACGGGTAAATAGTCCGGTAATAGCCATCAGTAGTGCTCCGTATGCATCATGTCGCGCGCTTGCTGGGCCAGTTGAGTGGTGGCCTGTAGCACCCCGTCACGGATGGATTCACTATCACCGCCCACGGTACCCACATTGATAATATTGTGTTGTTCCAGTCTGACATCACCACGGGGCGGGGATGCGGCAACTGATTGCATGGGGGTGGTTTGGCGGTCGCTGTAGCCCTGAATCTCTTCCCATGAACGTTTGGGCTGGGCGTAATTTGATGAAGGTAGCGAGGCCCACACACCACCAAGCCCGCTGGTGGCATCAGCAAAATTCCCGTTCGTCACATTTTCTAGCTGACCGGCACGTTGAATAAGAAACAACGCGGCGAGATCCTGACTGCGTGGTGAAAAGTCGGTCAAATTAAGCGCTTTGACGGCATCATCCCAAGAGCCGCTGGTGAACTGATAACGACCGGCAGCCGAGGTTTTATTTTTAGTGCCGTCCGTTTGCGTGAACTCTTTTAATTGCCGTGGGTGGTCGCTGCTGTCATAGAATTGGTCGCCGCCAAACATCGTGTTATAGCCAGAATTAGCATAACTGGCGGTTCCCTCGGCTTTGGATAGCACCTCCAGATACTGGCGAACGTTGGGATCATCAACCAGATTATTAAGGTCGCTGCTATCACTGGGGTAAGGCACGCCGGGGTTATTTTTAGCCCAGTTCTGCCGCCCTATCGCATCAGGATTACTCATGGCTTTGGCATCGTCGGCACTGGTAAAAATATTACCGGGCGTTAATGCCGCCGCCGCGCCGATGGTGACCGGATTGACCAGCAAGCGTGACAACCAGCCGCGCCCACCAGCAGCACCTGCGGGTGGTTTCCCGCCACCGGGCAACATGCCGCCGACAAACTTTAATGCGCCGGCGGTACCGGCCAGACCGGCAGCAGTCAAAATCGCTTTGGAGACTTCGGGATTTTCTTTAATAAACTGATTAATACTTTCTAATAACGCATTGATGATTGGCAGTAAGTCGCCACCCATTGAACGGGCCAGATTGTCAAAGTTAGTCGCCAGATCCGCCATCTCTTTATTAAACTCATTGGCTGAGTCAATAAGTTTGGGATCGAGCGGTTTATATAACTCTTCAAAATTTTTCAGTGAGGCATTAAGCCCCTTGCTACCTCCCTCCAATAAGCGGGTAAAAGGATCATTATCACCGCTGCCAATTCCGCTGCGCAGATTTCGCCGCTGGTCATTATCCATTTTGCCGTAAGCATCTATAAGATACTTGAGCGAGTCCATACCGGTTTTATTGGCAAATTCCGTCGGGTTAAATGCACCATTCCAATAGGCTTTATCGCCTAACTCCCCTTGTCTGGCACGCTGTTGCAGGTCAGGGATTTTCTGCACAATCTGATTAGCCGCATCCGGACTAAGACCAAGACTGCGCATCGCATAACGCAGACCATCGATCTGTTTAACGGTAAAGTTGGTGATTTTACTCAGCCTGTCCATTTCTAATACTGAGGCAGATAAATCAGCAGTCAGGGCTTTTAAGCCAACACCGGTACCGGCTGCGGCGGCCAGTTGCAATATGCCGTCTTTAATCCCTTTAACAGCATCATTGGCGGTTTGAAAGCTCTTTGCATCTGTTTCCAGGCCAAGGGAAACCAATAGAGAATCAATTGTCTCTGACATGGAAACCTCATATTTTAGGTATAAAAAAACCCGCGCGATGGCGGGTTTGATATGGCTCAAAGGTAACTATTAGTTATATTTTATCATTTTACTTATTGGGTTATTGCCCCTATAAAATCACATTAGATCATCTCAGGAAATTCTTCTTCGACTCTAGACGTAACAGTCTCTGATTTTATCTTTTCGTTAGCTCTAGCCGCAATAATAGCTTGAGATTCCCTGTACTCTGGAGCCCTAGCAAACTCATCAAATGATGCATCATAACCGAGTTCGCGAACTTTACTTTCAATATCAGATAACGGAACGCGGAAGAACTCTTTTCGATTATTAACCAAGTTAATACGCCGTTTCGAAAACTGTTGGTGAAGACTGGTCTCGAGAGAAGGGGCATCAACAGAGTAAATTAGTGCGTGTATGTCATATTTAAATGGAACAGAAGCCGAACCAAGTTCATTTACACGATCTTCTGGTTCTAATCTGCGAGTTAAGCCGATTTTATAAATATCCTCCCCAAAAGCTCCAATATTTGAAATTACATATACGTGCCCACTTCTAGTTAATTGTGCCTGTGATTTAGCTCGTTCAGACAAAGCACGAGCCTCTTCGAGTTGAGACTCTAGTTCAGAAATTCTAGCTTCAATCTGTTCTTTCTGCTCTTGGTTGGCTTTATCTAACTCTTTACGCGCCCGTTCCATTGCTTTTTCGAAGTCCCGTTCGGCTTTCAATTCTTCTTTTATCGCTTTGTCATATTCACGCTGGGCCTTTTCTTCCTCTCGTTGAAGCTCTCGATCCTCCCTCAAAATCTCCCTTTCTTTTTGTAGCTTAAGCTCTTTCTCATGACATAGAGTAAGCTCTTCCAGTCGAAGATTAAGATAGTTGCGAGTTATACTGATATTCATAGAATGACCGAACTTATTCAACGCATCGAAAGCAGTTTCAATTCTCTTATGTAACTGAGCAATATTTCCAGATTTTACCTTAGCTATAGCTGCATCACATTCGCTGTTAAACGCTCTTGTCAGCAATTTGACATAGCGTTTAATCATTTTTCCGCCTTCAGCCTTACTTCCATTCACCGTCCAATTAGTATCAGAGTCACAAGCTGCATCTTGACGTATAAGTGCCTTTTGGCGCTCTTTATTGCGTGTTATTGCTTCTTGGAAGGCTACCGAGTCATGGTAATCGAAACGAGGTTTATAAATGCCAAACTCAACCATATCAGCATCATCACTAACCTGAGAAAGTTTTTCTGTTAACTCTAAAAGCCGTGCTCTTTTTTCTCTATACTCTTCTTTTAACAAAATAAGTTCGCGCCGTTGTTCAGAAAGCTGCCGCTCTGATTCGTTTTCCTTTCTTTCGATTTCATTTAGTTTTTCTTTTACTTCATTATCGATAGATTCTTTCGCGGTTTTTTCTTCTAGCTCTAGAGTTTTTCTGCGTTCTTTTTCTTCACTATCAAGTTCTTTTCGTAATCTCTCAGCCTCTTTTTCTATATCAACTATTTTGCTATATCTTTCGATATTTGCTCCATATTGCTTTTTTTCCTTATTTCTAACGTATAAAAGTATCAATACAACAATGGATAAAACGGCACAGACAGCAACCAATCCCCAAATCATCGGATCCATTCCATCAAATAAAAAGATACAAGAATTGTATCAAAATATATCTAATAGTTCATCGGTTACTATTAAGCTAAACCCTCATAGCGTTGATTGTTTATGCTTTTCCCCTTTCCACCACCGCCATAATCTCATCCAACACCTCATGCATCAGTTGCACATCATCAATGGTGTAAGTGCCATCCAGCATATCTGACCATCTTGCCAGTGGCGGGCAATGTTGCCCGGCACCGGCACAAGGTCGCCATAAAAACCAGTCTACGCGGGAGGGTGCTGCGGATTGTTTTCCGCGCTTTTTCCCTCGCCGCTGAGTTGCCAAAAAGGGCCGATATTTTCCCTCAGTACCTGCCCCAGCAATACCAGGTAATTATGGGCTTCATCCTGGAACAGGTTTTCGCCCACCGGGATATTATCGGATTGGCGAACGATGCTACCGCTGTTAAAACACAGCTCTTTCAAGCGGTTTAAGCTCATCATATCGACGGAAGCTAAACTGGCGGCCATACCCATTGCGGTGACATTGGGGTTGATCGCCGGTAACAAACCAGACTTAGCCGCGATTTGCAGCATTTCGACCTGATCTCTGGCCGGTGATGTTGCCCCGCGAAAAAGGGTGTCACCGATCACGACTTCAATTTGACGCCCCATAATTAAGTTTCCTCAGAGTCAGCAAATTCAAAAATAAATTGTTCATCAGACACACCACTTTTCCCGGCGCGGGTGGCTGAACCACGGTTAGTCATAATGCCGTCGAATCCGGCAAAACGTTCGTCAGTGCCGGTCTGTGAAAAGGTAAAAGTGGCATCAATACCGGATTTCTCCACCGCCAATAACTGGCGGGCCTGCACCGAGCCGGGGATCAGGTTGATGGTCAACCGTTTGGCGCGAGTTTTATTGTCCAGCCGTACTGACGTGCCGCCGATACCGCGTTTTAGCGCGGCGCGGGGTTCTAAATCTTCAATGGTGATCGGTGGGTCGGTATCACCAAAATCATCAATCGGGATACCAAAGACGGTGAGGTTAGAGCCATCAGCGCCGTATCTGTGCATGGTCATAAGGGATTACTCCACGGTGGCATTGATTTCAGCGATATGACCGGCACGGCCTAAAATCACTAACAAGGTGGTTAATGGGAAAACACGTTTTTTGCGTTGGTCTGAGGTCAGCGCAAGGACATCTTCCGGGCGGGAGCGGATAACAAAACCAAAATCAGCCACTTTAGTCACGCCATCGTCAGGATCAACATAAGAGCCGGTACCCAGCACACCGTTATTGAAAAAGCGTTTGCAGGTAGTGGCAACCGTAGACAGTAACCCGTCATAGTCGCGTGGTGTCAGTGCGCGCTTGGTGCCGACATTGGCAATGTAGTTGTAGCCATCCACCTGAATATGGTTTTTCAACACATCCAGATTGACCACATCATCGATAAACTCGCCATAAGACGACATTGATTTACTGTTGATCACCCGGCTGTTATCAATTTGCCCGGCCAGTTCAATTTTAGTGAAAAACACCGCGTTTTTGGCTTTTAAGGCATTGTAAGCACTGGTCGCCATATCATCGCCCATCACACCCGGTAACACCTGATACTCGCCGGTAATGGCGGTGTTTAGCCCTGTTGGCCTGAACTTATGGAATGCGGCGGCCAGTTGCACCATGGCATAGGCTTGGGTCGGGTCAGTAGTGATGGATTCAGTGGTTTTATAACCCGCAAATACATGGCGGTTGCCTTTACTTTTGAGTAGTGACACCACATCATCCACCTTGTTCTGGTCAGCAATGTCATCATCACTAAATGTCCACCAGACCGGATGGCTATTAGCATCAGACCAGTCGGCCAACTGGAGAATAATGGCATTGCTGGTTAAATCGCTGGCTTTAAAGAAGTAGTGATAACGCCAAATACGGTCAGTGGCGCTATTCACAATTTCCAACAGTGAATTTTCTTCGTTTTTCATCCAGACGGTAATTTGTGGCGGCTTGGGAATTTGCGCAAAGTAGCGGGTGGCAATGTAATAAATCGGGCTGTCAGTCTGGAAATCAGCGCCAAGTTCTGGCAATGATGCATAGTCACGGAATGAATCTGCAGCAAACTCGCCCTCATCAACTAAATCTGACGGATCAGCAAAAGTAAGCGCACTGGAAAAATCACCGTAGCCCAACCCTGCCGCCGTCAGAATAAGATTGACGGGGATAATATTATCAACCGGATAAGCCATAAGAGCTGTCTCTTTCTCTAATTTGAATGTCAAACCCTGCGGCGCGTAATAGCGCGTAGGATACAGTTTTCTCAATGAATAAATGGATGTCAGCCTGATAGCGCGGCTGTAGTCCGGCTTGTAACAGTCCGGTGAGATTTCGGAAATTGCTGGTATTGCGCCAGGCGATTTTATGGCGAAACAGATAATCACTGACGGGCGTCAGGAAATTGGCGTTGGCTAAATGCATAGCGGCGGTTGCCGCACCGCTATTGAGCAAATTGACCGACAGCAAAAATTCCATTGAGGTACAGGCTGTTTCTTGCAAGTCTTGCCACTCTGCGCCTAGCGCCGGATCAGTTTCAGCAATGGCCGGGATAAATTCACGCTTGCGCCGTGTTTGCCCATAGGCCCGAATCGGCACCGGGTTATAAGTGGCATATAAGCCATTACCGATTGGTGGGTTACGGCCTTGATCGGCTAATACAACACGTTCGAGGGGGACTGCGGCGGCGAGTGAAATGAGTTGCTGAAATACCGGATACATCTCTTCAATGGTTTCCATCAGCCCGTACCTCGATAACGTTCAACCAATGCACGGCAAAAACTGCGCCAAGGCCGGTTATCACAAGCCACCACCCGCCATTGCCGCATTGCCAGCCCATCGCTGAATTCCAGTAAATCGCTAAATTTCCCCTCGTCATCAGGCCAGAGATAATGCACACCATCGTTAATGTGCACCACTCGCAGATCCTGCGGGTTAGCTGTGCCGCCCATGCCGATCAGTATTTGAATATCTTTCCATTTTGCTGACTGCACATTCACCTTCTGCAATTCGGTGACCTGCGGTTCCCCCTGCTGCCAAATACCGCCGGGGCCGCTATAGTCACCGGCAGTCGGTCGAATCAACCGAATACCGCCCTCAATAGGCGAATTAAAGGTGGCATCAATATGCCCGTGCATATCCAGACCATTACCGAACATGATTAATCCTCCACGACGTGAGTGATTGCGCCTTTTAGCGTAGCGTGGTTAACCAGCGGGGTTGCTGAACCTTTAGCGGCAATCGTGGCATCCGCATTACCCGGTTGAATACCGGCTTCTATCGCCTCCTGGCAATAACCCACCGCACGCGCACCAATCTGATCCAGCATTTGGAATGCCGTGATTTCGCCACGAGTGACCTGCGCCGTCAGCACACGAAAGGCTTTTTTGATGTTGTCCTGATTTTGTCGCAGTGGAACCCGCAGAAATGAGCGCTCAGGGATACGCCCATCCGCTGAGCCAAATTCCTGTACCGCACCAATCACCACAATGGGAGCACCATCTTCATACACCCCAGTCCCCTCCGGCAGCCCCACCAGCACACGACGTTTTGCCGTTGCCCGTTGATGGATCTGGCGCAATTTCTGCGCCAGTTTATTCCCACCCCGCACTTCGGCCCGCAGTTTCATACCATCATGCCTCCGGTCCCAGCTCGGCGGCGTAAACGCAAGAACTCCACGCCGTAAGTGGTCAGTGGCAAGTCACCGTTGATATTAAGATCATCAGCGGTCACCGCTGGAACGGCAAAAGAGGTGGATTCATCTCCCACTGATTTCGATGAGATGGCATAAGCCGCCCCGACATCGCCACTGATGGCTCTTTTGCGCATGACCAGCCGGTGGGCAGCAAAGGCAAACAGGCCACGTTTTTTGATTGATGCCGGACGGGCATGATATTTCAGCCAACGTTGGCCGGTTTCCGAGTCGCCCTCCTCCAATGCCTGAATAACTGCTTGTTCGGCCCACAACGTGATATCGCTGAATTCCGGATAATACTCACGAAAATCAGCAACTATTTGTGCAGTAATATCCACATCGCCCCCTAAAGCAAAAACCCGTCACGCGGACGGGTCATCAATGTTATCGGTATCATCCGCTGAGGTTTCCGGCTCGGTAGTATCGCTCTGTACCAACTCGGCTTTTTTGCTATCAATCGCCTTTTGCAAGGTTGGTGCTTTGGCTGCCGAGGGGGCTTTTTTACCGAATAAGTTTTCATATTCATCGCGCACCGCTGTGATATCCAGCTCACTATCATCAATATGCCTATTAAGCGGCGCATCGAATTGTTCGGCCCGAATCATGCCTGCCTGAGTAAATAGGTGATCCGCAAAATCGCCATTCACCGCCGCTGAATGTCCAACAGCAATCGTGATGCGCTGGCCGGTTTCCTCATCGGTCACCGTCAGCGGTGATGTGTGCAAGTTAGTGAGTTCAAACATGATTAAACCCCATCGACATAGTGAGCGGCTTTAGGAATACGCCATTCCGTGCCACCGGTGCGTAAAACGGCTGGCACTTTGAAATTAACGTTGTCTGGTGTTGCTGGTGCGAGGAAGCGCAGCGGCATCACATCGTGGCCTTTCACTACTCGCATATCTTTTTTGTACACCATCAGGCGATCTTTCTTCGCCGCCCCGGCTCCGGCCAACAAGACATCATCATCAAAATCCATATCTTTGAAGTTGGTGCGCAAGAATTCCAGCAAGGTGACATTTGAAGCGTTATGGGTTGATAACAGGGTGCGCATCAATAATTGATGTTGCTCTGAGGGCAGAACAAAACCATTAGGGCGGTGAACCGTGACGGTATTCTTCAGGTACACCTGGTTATAAGCGGCACCAAAGAAATCAATGATCGGTTGGGTACCCTTGGTAGGGATAGCAGCCACCAAATCGGCCAAGGTCGCCGGAGCCGCCTCAACACCTACATTGGAACTGGTATATAACCCCTCGCCAATATCACTGTGACCGAGCAAGTAAATCTTATTCAGACCTTGTTCAACCACATCTCGCACCGCCTGACCGCGCTCCGCATCCAAATTGACGTTATTGAGCATGGCAAAACCGATTTCCTCAATGGAATAGGTGTAACCCAATGCGGCGGTTTTGATCTCATGGAAGCCCTGATTCATGGCGATATCTACCGTCGGTACGTCAGTCGAGTTCGGACCAAATATCTGTAACTCACCACGGGCATCAATCGAGCGGAACGCCACCACTTTTACCCAGTCGGGCGCACTGTTATCCAGCGGCAGCAATGTGCTGTATTTAAACTGCGGATATTCCAGCCGGTAAATTTCCGATTCAATATGTGCAGCTTGTTGCACCAGAAAAGAGAGCGCCGATACTGGGCTGACGTCAAATACACTTCGTTTCATGAATATGTTCCTTTAATTTTACTCGCCGCCAGCAGCTGCAGGTGTAGATGCCAGAATGCCATCAACGCGAATTTCACCCACTTCACCGGCCACTACATCATCAACCCAGCGGACAAAATCTAATTCAACTCCAGTACCGCCTGCGGTTAACCGGCCCTGATTCACCCCTGCGGCTGTAATGACTGTTACGGTTTCGCCTGCGCTGGCACCATCGACACACAAGGCAAACATCGGCCCACGACGCAGTAACGACGCCACATGATCGACCTCATAACCCACTTCATAATCTGGCGGATTGGTCGGCACGCTGTTGCTGAATACCGCCATCGAACGCACGGTAAAACCGATAATCTGTGCGGCGGTAGTGGTCGGCGTGACAGGTGCACAAGAACGCGCGCCCACCCCACGGATCACTGCCCGACCAAAGGACACCATTTTGGTTTCCACACGGCGGGATACCACTTCACAGACATCCGTGGTTGAAATTTGGCCCTCGTAGGCTTTACCGCGCCATTTGGTGAATTCACTCTGAGCAATCGCCATTATTTAATCTCCGCTTGTTTGCCATAACGTTTGTCCAGCCAGCTTTGGCGCACGCTGTCACGGGTAGTTTGTGCATCGCCGGTTTTGACTTTCTTCATATCGCGGCCCAAATTGATGATGGAGTCATTAACCTCATTTTTATCATCAGGATCATCATCGTCCTCGTTTTCGCGCCGCTCTTCTTCGGCGTCGAAATAAGCTGCCAGGTAAGCATCCGGCGCTTTATCCCATGAGGGGTATTTGCGGCATTTGATCCCGGCACTGTCCAGCGCGGCTCGTTTGATTTTCAGCGGGTCTACCGCATCACAGCTAAATTCTGCACCGGCAATTTTGATAGCAGAGTCACGTGCTGCCACCACATCGGCCAGCCGTTTCGAAATCGCATCCTCAGACGATTTTTCTTTTAATGCCTCGATTTCTTCATCTTTGGCATCGGCTTTGGCTTCGGCCTCCTCTTTTTTCTGTTCAGCTTCATCCTTGGCGGCTTCGGCTTTTTCCTGCCCTTCCTCTGCGTCGCTAACACGTTTTTTTAGCGCATCCATCGATGATTGGATCAGCTGCTGGGTCGCTTCGTCAGCCACCTCTACGCGCACGCCGGAATCCAGAACAACTTTATACATGGGGGTTACTCCCTTGGGTTTACGGTCAAATAACCGCGCCAGGTGTCCGGCTCTGGCCTGATCACACAGTGCGATATGGTTGATGGTGATGGTGCATTGAATAAATTCGTAGGCAGTACCGCAGGGCGCGATACCGGGGGCATAACGGTATTCAGAGGTGTAACCGGCGGATAATTCCTCTTTATTTTGGTTGATGGCATCAATGGCGTACTGATCTTTAATCAGCAGATCGACCACCACATAATCAGGGTCATCGCTATCCTGTCGCCCTGGCGAAATAGCATGGCCTGCGGTGACTTGCTTAAAGGTTTGGGCATTCACCAAATCATCAGGGTGATCAATGGTGACGTCTTTATTGTCATAACTGGCCAGACTAACTGGATCAAATACCTCCGCCGGTGGCCGGTACACATTGACGATTTGACCGGGTGGCCTGTCTTTTAATCCCAATTCAGAGGCGAGATATTGCTGCACACCGACGCGCGCAACCCGCCCGGGGACTTTTAAATAGCCCTCAGGAGTCATTTCTCGTTGGGAATTAATCGGAAAGGACACGCGGTCACGAACGGTGAACCGCATAATATATCCTGTTAGTAATCAAGCCCCTTGATTTGGGGAATAGCATGGCAGCGGCAGCCAATATGGGCTCTGCCGGGGAATAATCCGCTTTCGCCGTGATAAGCAGCACCCTGCGACCAAAGATAAATACCCGCGCCATAACCCACATTGCTGCGGGAAATTTCAAAGCATTTGATTTTGGCCCGTGGGTATTTACCGGCGGGATTACCGGACACACGCACATCTTGCGAGGTAGACCAACGGAAACGGTTAATTCCCGCGCCGACCTGCCGAGTGTGAGTAATATCACTGCGGATTTTGGCGGTTTGGTCGCGGGAAATAAGATGCGCACGCTGATAGCTGGCACCGGTCACTTGCTGGAGATTTCTGACCATGGTGCTGAGCGAGTCACCGCGCATGATGCTGTCCATCACTTCCCGCTGAATATCATCGAAATAATCAGCGGACAGCGACTTAATCAGAGCGACATTGCTTTCGACCGAGGCATCGAAATAATCCACTAATGACTCATTAACCATTAGTGAGGTCATATCAATACCGATAGCGCGATTAATTTGTTCAACAAATGCCGCAGAGCTTTCAGACTCTGCGCGACTCACCACGCGTTGGGCTAATCGGTCAGCCTGACGGCCCATCACCGAGCTATTAAATTTGTCGGCGGCCTGTCTGATTGACTCTTTGATGATATCGACCAGATAGCTGTCAGCGGTGTAATTACGACGCAGAACCGGTGTTAATACTTCATCAATCGACTGGGCCATCATCCGAACCATTTCACGTAACTGAGCACGATAATAACGTTCGGTTTCATCTGTCAGTTTAACTGGCCTGAGTTGCGCCCTCCGGCGCGGCGGCTGGGTTTTTATCATCGCCTGCAGTGTTGCCAAGCCGGAATTGATAATCACCTTGTCGCTCGGCTGACTCATCATCTTCAAGTCGGGTGATGTCATTTTCTTGAATACCATAAACCCCTTGCTCCATCAGCTTACGGGCGACCTGTGACGGCAACACCACTTTTTGCTGAAGGCGAATATCATCAGCCTGTGCATCAGCCAGTCGCTGTGCCGATATCTCGCTATCGCTCGGTTGCGACAGTGGCGCAAAAGTAAAATCCAGACCATTTGGCATGGTGCCAAGGGTCGAACGTACCAGCACCTCATCCAGCTTTTTTAGGAACGGGCGGTATTTCGCCTCCTGATCCCCTTTGATAGTGCTGAAATAATTGTTCTGATCGCCTTGCCCGGAATCCCCCATACCTTTGGCCTGTACGCCGAAGATGCGAGTCATCGGAATACCTGATGCGCCCGCCGTCCACTCCATCAGCACCGCCAACACCTCTCCCAAGCCACCGAAAGAGATTTGTTTGCGGTCAAGGGTTTCTTTGGAATCCAGCAACGCCAGCCGAAATAGCGATTTCATCATGCCGAAAGTGTTATAGCGCTTGGCTATCGCCTCATCCATATCACCAGAAGCTAAATCAGTGGCCAGATTTTCTTTACTGATGGTGTCGATATTGGCTTCGAGAATTAGTGAAGAAATCCCCCCTTTAGCGGCAACGGCATCTTTCACATCTTCAAGGCAGCGCCTCAAGCGGCTATCATCCCAGCCACCGTTAATCATGCGCAAGCGCATCGGCAAGGCCGCACCGGGCGCACGCACAAAATGGCTGAAATGGATTTTCTGCTGACCGCCGTTTACCAAGTAGTAATCCGGCTGCATAAAGTTTTCAGCCAGCGGGTTAGAAACGTTGTATTGCTGCCCATTAATCAACATGCGATCCAACACCAACAAACGCTTAAGTGAGCCTTTCTTGATATTCTTTAACTCAAGTTCATGAGACAGGTCTTGGTCGGTCAGCATCAATACCCCCGCCCCGCCATACAATCCGGCCCATTTAAAAGACTCTTGGGTGACCCCCTGAATATTGAACTGGTTTTCAGCATTGCGTAGTGCGGTAGCATCATCTGACGGAAATGAGCGCCATTCGCGAGTGGCATCATCAACCGGAATATCAATAATCGAACGGGCGATCCAGTTTTCGGTATAAGCGGCCTCTAGCTCAGCAAAATCTTGCATCGCGCCATACATAAAGCGGCTATACATGCGCCGGTCACGGTCGGTACCCATGCCAGTCATCACATTCGACAAACCATCAGCAGTCAGGCGAATGCGGGGTTTACCGCCAAAATCCAATTTCTCACTCATCGTTAAACCCACTTGTCATAACTGATGCTGCCACCAGCAATTAATTCGATCTCTATCGAATCCATGATTGTATCGAGGATGTCGTCGTTTTTATGGCTGTCATCTGCTGAGAAATCAGCGCATTCCGTCAGTGCAGGCATCACCCAATCGGTCGAGGCAGCCACCGAGCCATCCCAGTAATAAACCTGCGGAATTTTTTGGCCGTCGTCAGTCATCAGTGCCGGAAGATAGACACAACCGGTTTTCATCTGCGGAATGGTATTCAGGCAGCGGATCAGCTTGTTTTGGCCTGAGCCGCGCGGGATGGTCAGGATGGGAATGCTTTTACGTTTTACCAGCGTGGTAATCAGACCTTGCCCGGCTTGCTTATCCTCAATCCCCATATGGCGTAATGGCGCGGGGCGTTTCGGATTATAGGGTCGCCACTTTTCCCATAAGTCTTGTGCGGTGGTCAGTAAGTCCTCCGGGTCCCAACGGCCACGCACACTGTCAATAATGTAGAGATTGCCATCAACGCCCATCCCCACCAGGGTAAAGACGGTGTAATCGTTGTAATCCTCAATTTTGCCAGAGTTGGTATCAACATAAACGGCGCGGTGAGTCAGCGGAGGTAAATGGGTATAACGTTTAAACCAGTCGGTATCAATTAACCCGCCAGTCAATGCGCGTGGGCGCTGCATATATTGCGACATGAAAGTGTATTCGTCGCTTTCCCACAACCGCAGCAAATCACCGACATATTCGTTTACCGGCCAGTAAGACCAATAACGCACCCCGCCAACCACCACACTTTCACTATTTTTAACCGAGAACCAGCATTGTGAGCGCCACGGCTCCGGTAACGCATCGATGTATTCTTCACTGACCAGCGCCGGAATGGTGATGTGGTGAAAATCCACCCCCATCTTGCCGGACAGCATAAATCCGGTGGCGTCATCGGTATGAAGTCTTTGCTGGATAGAAACGAACGGTGTCGGGTGCTCTTTGCTCTTATCACCGCGTCGCGAGCGGATGGTGTTCACCAAAATACGGTTCGCACTGGCCCGTTTGGTGGACGAAAACATATCTTCGGGTTTATTGTAATCATCCAGCCCAACAAAGCCGGAAAAATCAGGGCCGGGGAAACCCGCACGACCACCGGTTAATTGCCCGCCGCTGGAGCGGGAAACCGTCTGCCCCACCATTCGGCCACGGCTATTAACGATTTCCCACTCTTCCGCCTGATTAATACCGAAGCGACAAGGCCACAGTGATTGATACTCAGGGCTGGCGATAATATCGCGGGTGCGGCGGCTATTGCGTTTTACCAGTGTGTCAGCAAATGACACATTGAGATTACGAAAGCGGCGTAACTGGCCAGTCTGCACCAACATATTGATATAGGCTGGCAGATGAACCGAAATAAACTCGGTTTTAGTCCCGCCTGGCGGCACGTTCACAATCAGGTTGCGCGGTTGCAGCCGGTTATTGACCAAATCATCCAGCTTTGCGGCCATCATTTTATGATGCCAGTTCACCAGTAATCGATCGCTCTGCAACAGCTCAAACCAAATGCGAGTGAAATTAAGAAATGATTTTTCCGATCTGGATTTCAGGGCGACACGCGACGGGAAATCCAGATTTTCCCATTCGAGAATATCGCTCATGTGGTGATCCTGCGGGTTGGTGTTTAGTTAGTCTGAGAAATTTTTGAGCTATTTATAGATTACAATCTGTCCTCTAGAGCTAACATTGCTCAATTAAGTTAGAAGCAATGATATCAGATTGATATCTTGAATTTGCAAGCATGATATCAATCTGATATCATGCTTGTTCGGCCATACCTTATGGCTGCTTATATGTCTATTTATACAACTAACAATGAGAGAAATTTATGAAATATAACCCAAAGAAATATTCAAAACATCGAAGACAGCTTTAATTAAATAAAGAGAGGTACAATACACGTAAGAATAACTGGAGTATCAAAACATGACAGTACACGTCGTTAAAAAAACCGGTGATTTTGTCCTTCGTCTGAGAGAGAAAGACACGCCGAACGCCATCAGCGGTTATACGCTGGAAGCGCTGATGACGCAGACAGGAATGACCAAAACCGAACTGGCTCATCTTGCGTTACGTAAGCTAGCAGACGCTTTTTTGCCTCATTACGAAAAAGATGATGGGCCTCTAACAACAGCTCAAATCCAAACCATCCGTAAGCTTTCTACTGCAAGCGGAATATCGGAGGAGCGCTTTACCAAAAGTCTATTATAAGGAGAAAAAATGACAGCCAATGCAAAACAATATACACCGCTTCCTGAACCTGGTGACATCCTGTGGTGTTGCTTTCCTCAGGAACTAGGTAAACCCGGCCCAAAGCCACGCCCAGCATTAGTTATAAAAGTGGCCGAAGGTGATAATGCTATAATGGTTGTCTATGGGACGAGTCAGAAGACTGACAGGATTTTTAGCACTGAGTTTGTACTCAGGGTTAGTGATCCGGCGTTTTCTGGATCAGGACTGGCTTATGACACTAAGTTTGATATGAGTACGCAAGTACAATTACCCTACAACAGTGACTGGTTCGTTCTTGCCCCAATGAAAAGTGGTGAAGCTCCAATATCACCCAAAATGGGTGTATTACATCCAACCTATATCCCTGCACTAAAACAGGCAGACGCAAAGGTTATTAGGGCAGCATAAAATTTAGGCTTCTGCCCAACAAAAAATCCAATATTATGGATAATCAATATAATTAAGCATCTAATTGATTAAATATTCAGTTAGATGCTTAAAAATGATTTTAGTATTTGTTAGTTTAATGTTCATCGCCTTGTATTATCACAAAATTCTATTCTCCGAAAAATAGAATCAAAATTATTTAAATTTACAGATTGAAATCAATACACTGTTTTTGGGCTGTTCTCAACCTCAATCCAACCCCGGCAGTTTACCCTCCAACATCTGCTGCGCTTTCACATAATCTTCTGGCGTGTAATTCACCTGGTTAATGGCCCCACCATCAGGGCCACTGATTTCAGTTTTATTTTTCAGCATACCCAAATGTTGACCGACCATTTTTAGCGCATCATCCTGATTACGTGTGATCACTTCCAAACCAAACTTGCCTTGCTTAACACCGGCATAAAGACGACGTGCCGAAACTGATAAATCCCGCGAGTCATGAAAATGTGCCCTGCCTTGCCCCTCACCATTACAACGTGGGCAATCTGGATTGGGATCGAGTGTGCTGTCAAAACCGTAACCGCCATCATCCAATGGTGCAGGTTTGCCGTTATTGGTTCTTTTCTCTGACTCTTCCTGATATTCCAGCTCGTTAATCCACTGGTATTTATTTTCAATCCCCCAGCAGTGACGGCAACATAAACGGCGAAACTCTGAAATTTCGTTGGCGTTGGCCGTGGCAATATCCCACCACCAATTTAAAACGGCATCCTGCGTGATATGCGTCCGTTTTTCTCTGGCTTCCAAAGCATCGCGGATGGCCTTGTTTACCGATACATGGCGATACAACCGACGGGCAGCGGCAGCACCGGTTAATCCCTCACATTTATATCCGGCCCGTTTATATGCCGCCGTCTTGTCCAAATCAATTAAATACTCACTGACGAATTTTGCCTGCATATCGTTAAGCCCGTATCTACTGGCGATAGAGCGACTTTCTTCAATTTGATTTTCAATTTCAGGCAATTCGATATTTTCAATTTTCGAAATTGATTTTTTATCTTTGGTTCGCAGGTTCGCACCGGAATTATGCGAACCTGTTTTGCGAACCTTTTCGGGCTTAGGCCATTCACCAGCTTTAGCCCTCTTCCGTATTGCAGTATCACTGACACCGTACTTTTCAGCTAATGCGCGAATTGAAAGTTGTCCGGCACAGTATTCGCGCTTTATCGCCTCCCAATCCGGCTTTTTCATTTTTTACTCACACAATTGGTGTTGAACCATTCCCAGTATATTGTGTTAACTCTCACATCAAAGAACTGGGAGGTTCAACATGTCAGGTTATTCAAACTTATGGTACAGCATAAAAAATCATATCAACGAAGTTCGTGGTATCAAAAACGTTGGCTACGCAGATGCAAATGACAGCCTAAAAGTCGATAACAGAACAATGCAGATATTTATATTGGATGTTTTCTTACATGAGCACCGTAAAAAATACGGTTCGGGTGTATTCCCTTTACAAGGTAAGAATGCCCTGCACCACAAAATCCTGATGAAATACAAATGGCCACTGTCCGTTATACGGGAAATGAGCCTAAATGATTCCCTTTTTGTTCTTCAGGACGAGCTGATTCTTGCGAACCTACCTGAAGATGCTCAGAGATATTTGTCACATCAGGAAGGGACAGTTCAGATTGCTTTTGATGACCTACAGGAACATGAGTGGAAGCCGACGATTGCCGAAATATTCCTGCAAGTGCAAGAACGCTAACCTCGGGATGCTTATCACTCAATTCGGCAAGCCTTTCGTTCAGAGATGCTTGCTGATTCTCATTTGAAATAAGGTACCCGAGTTCCAATAGTTTCTGAGCTAACCAATTGCTCAACTCTCGATTATTCAGACTTCCGGCATAAATATAAGGCTTATCGTTCATATCATTTTCCTTATGGATGAAATGACAGTAGGTAAATGTTATTGAGGTTTTAAATGCTCCAGCAAGAAAATCATGGCTCGCGTGTCGCCTTTCTTGGCTTTGATAAACAGAGAATTGGATATATCCGCTATCCCTTTAGCTTTTCCCCGGCGCACTGCCAGCCGATAAAGCGAGATTGCTGATTTATCTCTTCTTAAATTATCAATGTCGATTTCCAGTGTGTCGGCTATCTGCTGTTCCGTTAATCCACGCCCTGCCAATGCCTCCACCTTATCGAGCGTCGGCTTATCCATCGTCAGGCCCTCTTGGGATAGGGTTTATGACGTGAAATCAGGATTTTTTTCATTTTCTTGTCGAGGGGCATCAGGTATTTATGCTTTCCTGATGTTTTAAACTCTTGGGCGTTGGGATCTAAATGCTGGCGAATTGATTCAAGATTTTGCTTTACCCCTTTGGCTGAAACACTACGCGGGTGGGTTTTCTTACCTTTGATGATGAATGCACCCACCGTTCCGACACCAAATAACCCCTCATATATCCAATTGGTGGCCTGATAAATTCCGCCATGATGATTTTGGTCTTTATCTGCATAGGAGACGATTAGCCGCAGACCAGGGCAAACATCAGCGAGAAATTTAATCGCTTTAGCCAATATCTGGCTAACCGGGGATATATGCTGGCGTAATGCTACGCGGGTAAGTTCGCAAACTTGATCCTGCTGCAAACTGTATGGCTGCCCAATATGGTTATTAGCGCCGCGGCTAAAAATAACGACACCAATAAATTTCCCATCTTCCCACGCGCCCACTTTTACCAATTTTCCGACTGGTACCGCTTTGGCATAATGCCAGTTAAGACAAGCAAAGCTGGCCGCCTGATGAGTCGCCCAATCCACCGTGAGTGTTGTCATAAAACACCCCCACAGTGTGGGCAGAGTTTGGCGTCCAGATGATCGAGTTTTCCCTGATCATCTTCGTTACCAGGCAGAAAATCGAGATTCAACATTTGATCGATTTCATCAGACGAAAATCCGGTTAGACCAAGGTCAAAATTTTCTGCCAATAAATCACCCAGCTCCAACGTTAAGAGTTCCTGATCCCAGCCAGCATTAAGCGGCAACTTATTATCAGCAAGGCGATAGGCTTTTTTCTCAGACTCCGTTAACCCAGATAGTATGATGGTAGGAACTTGCTCCATACCCAACTGTTCCGCTGCCAATAAACGACCATGACCCGCAATTACCTCACCCCGTTCATCAATAAGAATTGGATTTGTCCAACCGAACTGTTTAATACTCGCCGCAACTTCATCTACTTGCTCCGCTGAGTGGGTTCTGGCATTTTTTGCATAAACAATCAACGAACTGAGTGATTTATAGGCTATCTCTAATTTATTCTGATTTTTTACTATGGTCATTTTGCATGTTCCAACTATTATGACCCTGCTCTCGAGAGCAAGTGGGCCTTGGTTCGTACTCATGACCTTACCTGTGGGTATGAATGGCCGTTAGTAGCTACAACTACCAGCGGTCGCCCACCTTCCTAAATAAAAAAACCACCAGCAACCATGCTCAGGGTGAGCGGAAGGTGTTACTGATGGCTTTGCTTGCGCATTACATAACAGCCTCGCAAAACTGCTATGTGATGAAATTTAGGTGTAAAAAAACCACCCGGAGGTGGTTGATTGAGCTAGCTAGTTATAATTGCTTTATTGGTGATGTATCCAGCCAGTGATTTAGCTACACTTATAAATTCTTTGGCATCACTAACTGTCACTTTTCTACCAATACGAATTAATTTAACTAAATCTCCAATTTTTTCATAATTCTCTTTATCTTTTTCTGTTAGAAAATCATTTGATAATGCGGTCATTGCCGCTATCCCAGATGCCCGTTTTAACGTTTCCCCTATCAAGCTTACACCACATTTATATGCGACAGTTATTGCTGTCAGTTCTAGCTCTCTCCATGCAATTAAAACGGCAGCTTCAGGGTTCTTAGCGGCTAAAATATTGCTTTGATCAAATTGACGTTTAACTTCTTTTGGTAAATTTTTGCTCTCATCCAAATAATCATCACTAATATTAATTATGACATCAGCCAATTTGATGTTGAACGCAAATTCAAGCATTCCGACTTTTAGGCTATTTATCCTATCAAACAAAGAATGTATAGGATTTTTAAATAGTACAATTACAATGATGATTATTAATACCCAAACGTACCATTTTCCAGAGTTAAGTATCATTTCAGTCCAATAGAAAGCATCACTCATAGTATTCTCTATATATGAAACCTGTGTGATAAATCATACTTACTCGATAACAACTTGTAATTATTTATTGTTACTCATATCTGTTTTTTAGTTTGTGTGCCCAAAGAATAACCTCATCCAACCGGCCCTTGCAGATCCGCAGTTCACGTTTCAATGCCAGCGCATACAGCCCGCTATCGCCCCAAGTGGTACCGACGAACTCCGGTACCTCGCATTCCGTTAATGCTGATTCTGGCGGTAACGATACAGGACAGGTTGCTGGTGGACGTGAAGCCACCTTATTCGCGCAGGATGTTAATGCTAGCGTCAGGCAGGCGCTGAATAGCACACTTATCATCTGACGACGCTGCCAGAAACCGCTTGAGCCGGTCTTCACTTTCATTGCGTAGTTTCCTTTCGTTCTCTAGCTGGCGAGTTGTGGCTGCACGGTTAGCGGCTTCATTCACTTGGTATGCATCAATGATGTTGCCCAGTGCTGTGTTTGTGGTTTGCTCATCACTCAGCGCTTTTTCCGCTTTTTGGATATCATTTGAGAGGCGATAACTGTTAAAGAACAGAGCCGACACAATAACCACCAGCACAGCAATGACTAATCCAATGACCTTATTCATCCAGCCCCCAGCACGTCAGTTCGCTTTCTTGCGCGCGGCGTTCTATCTGCCCGTAACAGTTATTGGAGCGGATATTGCAATCCTTACCACCATCGCGAACCCAACGTTTGATTTCAGCGCATGCACCTCTACGGTCGCCAGCATTGAGTTTTCGATAGAACGTAGAAGTGAAACATTTACTCGGGCCGATGTTATAGGGGCAAAACGAAGCGATACCGGCAATCTGTGGTTCAGTCAGCGGTACCCGGACATTTTTCTTTACCCAGCTTATGGCCTTGTCAGCCTCCAGCTGATTCACCGCAGCGCACTTGTCTGCTGATAACTTCATCCCTTTCACTACCGGTTTGCCATCAACTTGAGTTGCACCACGGCAAACAGTCCAAATCCCCTTTCCATCTGGATAAGCTACCAGCCGGTTACCCTCTTTCTCATCCAAAAGCTGATCAAGAATTATGGTGGCTGGTGCTGCGACCATAATCAGAGCTAGGACAGCCGCGCTTAATTTGCTTTTGGTCGAGGCCATCACTCACCATCCGGTTTATAGCCGTGGCGACGATCCCAAATCTTGACGCCAGCGTTAAGCATGAATGTCAGGGCCATAAAAAATAACGAACCAAGCACACCAATTACCGTCCACTCATCAGGGGTGAAGCCAGCAATTAGCTCTTTAACCCAAAAAATGAAACTACCACCCGACACGGTATAGGAGACCGCTGTTGTTATATTGCTCATTTTCATAGTCTCCCCCTCCCTGATGGGTTGGGTATGAAGCGGAAAAAGAAGACCTTGTTATGTGAACAGGCCTCAAATTTTTGTTAAGTACTACGCACCCTCAGCAACCTATTTTGGCTATACTGTTTCATCAGATATTTCAATAAACTCAATATCCAGATAATGCTTTATTAATTGTAACTTTCAGAGGAGTAAAGGAATGCTACAAGCTCACATGAATGCTATGGAAGATGTGTTAGTTGCCAATTCTAAAGTAGCTGCTAACACTGGTCATCCATTACATAAGGGAAACCCTAGGGAATCATTTATAAGCGAATTTCTTAGAAATCATCTTCCAAGTAATATATCTATTGGAACCGGTGAGATTATTGATGGAAATTCAAAACCAAATGAAAATAGAAATCAATACGATATAGTTCTTTATCGTAATAGCTATCCCAAATTGGATATTGGCGGAGGTGTTCATGCTTTTCTTGCAGAATCTGTCGTTGCAACAATAGAGGTAAAATCAACACTATCATGTGAAGGTATAAAACAATCAGTGAATGCCGCTAGAAATGCAAAAAATCTAACACCCAAATTTCATGAGGCTTTCAGAGCAGGCTATGTTCCACCAAAAATTATTAATTACGTAGTAGCATATGACGGGCCGTCAAAAATGCAAACAGTAATGGATTGGATTAATAAATCATATGAGGAGCTATCGATACCTAAAGAATCATTACCACTGCCTATGGAACATAGAGCAAACACTCCGTCAAACTCATTAGATGGTGTCTTCATATTAAAAAGCGGCTTCCTCTATTTTGATAATGTAATAAATGGCTTAGCAATTAGTGCCTTTAGAGAAAAAGACCCGAATATTAGATGGGTTATTTCTGATGGCGAGAAAAACAATCTCTTAATGCTGTTTTTTTTCTTGCAAACATCGCTTATGAATACTGAAGGTAGATGGTTAGATACATCTTTATATATGCAGAATTCACAATTTGAAAAGGTAAGTTTCTTTAGTGTATCTAGTGGTTTTCAGTGCAAGTACTAATGTTGAAAATCTAACTAACAAAAAACCCGCACGTTTATTGTACGGGTCTCTTTGAATCTCGTCGCTTGCGTACACAGCTCCGCGAGCATATACGAGAATCATATATTTCTAGCTCAAATAGTCAAATCTTTTTTTCCGAAATCGATCGATATCTTTCCCGAATGCATCACTTAATGGTTGGTACAGCATATATTCAGCAGTATTCATCCAAACATCAATTCTGCGGCGGCATGTAGCAAACGACATATCTGGATGGGCTTCTGCCATTTCTTCGGCTATGCAATACCTTGATTTTCTGAAAATATAATGTTGCTGTATGATATTAATTAAACTCGGAGTACCTTTCAAAACACTACCAATAATTGAATCTATTAGTAGCCCCTCGGTATCAGTACAGTAAATCAAATTACTGTGAACCTTAGGGGTAGTTATATCTCCGAATATCGCTAATAACTCATCTTTTGATATTCCGGCTTTTCTCATTTGCTTAATTGCCGCATTTATCGCTGTCTTAGAGATTTGTTGCGTCGATAACATTCGGGATAAAACCCCGCTAGCTCCACCTGTTTTGGTAATATGTGACCAACGCCCCCACATTTTTAGTTTTCCTCTAAGAAAAACTAATTCTAATGTATGCAAATGCAATTCTTGAGCAACGGGTTTGCCACACATAGTTGGGTAAATCATAACTTCCCTTCCTTTCGTAAAATATACTGGGTGCGCATAACGCCCTCGGCGTGATACAGACGGGCGGTGTCACTATCAATTAAACGGGTGCGCCGGTCACATTCGTCATGACATGCACCGCATCCCCAAGCCCCTTGCTCATCGGGTGGTTTGATGGCGGTGCCACAGGTTCCCGCTAGCCGGTAATGAGCCAGAACCACGGTTTCAGAGTTGCCATTGCATATGCCGGGGATTCTTATCTGACACTCACGCCCCCTTGCCTCTTTGCGTAAATTAGCCATAAATCCCCCTACGCATAACTTAATAGCTGGCTGGCGGCGTTTTCTGCGGCAGCTGGCGTACTAAAGGTTTTGTTCAGGATGAATTGCCAGAGCACATCAAGAGTGGCTTTGTAGAGTTCGGAGAATTCGGTATCGTCCATCGAGGCAAAAGAGATCGATTTAGGCTCTTTAAATTGCGAGCCATCCGGCATTTGAATAATGGCGTAGTAACCGGCTTGAATGGTTGTCCAGCGTCGGAATGCATCAAAGGATTTAAGCAGGGTTACACGGTCGGCCCGCTGTTCTGCCAGGGTATCGAGGTACTGACGGGCTAATTCTTCCAGCGTATCGCTATGACCGGCATATTCTGCCAAATAGTTTACATAGCCGCGCACCAGTTTCTTTTCTTCAGGCGAAATGGTGCCACCGGAGGGTGTCCAGTAATCAAACCCCAGATTCAATAAAGAGAAGTATTTACGGTGAAACTTTGGATTGCGGACCTGCTTAAAATCAGCGGTGAGAATAGCCCCCAGCTTGACTTTATAATGCAGAAAATCTCTAACATCGGGCGTGGCCGGTGTCAGTGTCTCATTGCCAGATTTGATAAATGAAAGTTGTGCCATCTTGCCCCCAAGGGTGATGACACAACAACAACTTAGGTTGTCAGTTGTTCAGGCTGACTTGATTATTATACCGTTAAATATCAGGGATTGTAATGATATACCCCGCTCTTTCTGCCATCTCGATAAAGGCTGGCAGCGTTGCTATAAATTGATCCGATCTTAATTGTGCAATACTTATTATGTTACCTTTTTCACAATGAATTACAGTTCGACCATCCGTTGGTAAGTGTTGAATCAAGTTTTCTATAGTAATCATTAAGCTAATACCTTTATGATCTCAATAACCCCATACAGGGGACCTGGTTCAACCGATTTCATGTGAATGTCAGTTAAGTAAAGTTTCATATTATAAATAGCGGATATAACCACATAAAAAGTATGAATATCAGCGATTTCTTGTTGATTATGCCGCCATCCTCCAGATACACAGCTCTGGCATATTGGCCCTTACCAATGCCTCGGCAAAGGGTGGCGGCACCGCATTGCCACATCTTGCCACCTGTTCAGATTTGGGCCAGAGGGTGCCATCAATATCCCGGTCAATAATGTAATCTGGCGGGAACCCGCTGGCGTTGTACAGTTCACGGGCAATCAACATGCGCATACAAATATCAACGATGATGTATTCGCCTACCGATAGATATTGTGGTCGTGGCGCGGGGAATAAATGCCAGTCGTCCGGTAAATCGCTGAAATGTTCCACCAGCCGTGCACAGTTCCAAGCGTTATAGCGCTGCTCGTCGGTCAGAGGTTCTACATCAAAATTGTTTTCCACCAAGCCAAAGCGCTCTTTGGTCGTCACCGCGTGTATTGGTTCTGAGAGATCTACTGAGCCACCGGTACCGTAATACTTGGTCAGAAAGGCGTTTATTATCCCGACATGATTACCGCCGGCGGTTAAAGTCGGTACCGGTTCAGTGATCGGTTTACCATCGCGGCATGTTCCGCGCAGTTGTACCAGGTGCGAGGTACAAAGCGCGTGGTGATCAACCGTAGTGATAGTATGCAATGGCTGGTTAATCTTGATGCCTGCACCGGTATAATTACCGCCATAATGCTTAGCAAGATAAGCGCAGGTTAACTGGCTTTTACCGCCCCCACCCGCCGTCACGGTACCCAGCGGCGTATTGATATCATTTGCCGTGCTATTACCGAACTGACGCACAACTACCGGCGCAGCGATTGCGAAACCGTGAGTTCTGGTGATGGTCTGTAACGGATCACGTAATGACTGCCCACGGAAGCAATCATATTTGGTTTTGGTGCTGGTGTGGTTGCACTTCACCGCATACGGCTCCAGCAATAAATGCTCGGCCTTGCTGGTGATGGTGGTTAGCGGTTGGTCTATTGGATACTGCAGACGATCGCCACTGAAACCGGTTTGGCCCAACCGCACAATAAACGGATCAGGGTTATCGATAACAAAGCGTTGCAGCCCTTTGACGATGCGCCGCAAGGTATTATCAGCCAAATCTTTCTTGCGACCAAAAATAGACCGTGTTGGCTGGCTCCAATCGATACACCCCGCCGCCGTTCGCCAAGGTTGCAACATGCCAGAAAGCACATCTACAGAATTTGGTGCGCCGTGGCTTGGCTCTGGCCATACAACCGGCTCACCGTCACAACGCCCAACCACAAACAACCGCTTTCTGATGGTGGGGGTTCCGTAATCACAGGCTTTTAGCTCCCGGTGATCAACGTTATACCCTAGCCCTGAAACCAACCTTGCCGCCTCAGGGCCATTGATATCTATCTTCAAAAACTCACACACTTCGGTCAGCGCTGGATGATTGCCATCAATACCGGTACCCAGCATGTCAATAAACGCCTTGAACGTTTCGCCTTTACGGGCTGGATCAGGTCGGTGATTACCCTGACTATCCGTCAATAATGGCCCCCAGCCGCGAAACTCTTCGACGTTCTCCAACATCAGAAAGCGTGGACGTACTGCCAGCGCCCAGCGCAACACCACCCAGGCTAAACCACGAATTTCTTTCTTAACCGGAGTGCCGCCCTTGGCTTTGGAGAAGTGACGGCAATCAGGACTGAACCAACCCAGCAATACCGGCAAACCGCCCGTTGAGATGAGCGGGTCAACACTGAAAATATCCTCAGGGTAATGCAACGTACGTGGGTGATTGATGGCATGCATCGCCATCGCCACAGGGTTATGGTTCATCGCGATGTGTGGCTCATAGCCTAATGCTTGCTTGATGCCCTCACAGCTGCCACCGCCACCAGCGAACCCAACAACAACCAGACCATCCTGTAAATCAGGCCGCGCTACCGTGATTTCTTTACGTCGCGCCCATGCATGAGCCGCCTGTTGGATATGCTGCGGATTATCTCGATTTAAAAACATCTGGTTCATTTGGAGCAAAAGCTGTTGCTGGTGGTCGGGACTCAAAGCATGTACCGGTATAACCGATGAGGCACATTGATTTACTTCCGTAGGCCAGATCATTTAGCACCCCCGCCTTTTGTTTTGGCCCTGAGTATCGAATCCACATAAAAACGCTCACTGACATTGTGCAAGGTAAATTCCGCTACCGGTTTTTCATCGCGGGTAATATCAACATGTGGCGATTTCATCAAGCCAATCATACGCATCTGCAACATGCGCAGCGTAATGCCGTGATCCGGATAGGATTTATCAAGCGCGGCAAGAATACCGGTATAGGTCAATGTTTTACCCAGCATCACTGCCACCAGCTCACTGGCTTTTAGCCGTAGTGCTGATGATGTGCTAGATTTTTTAGCCGCTTTAGACTTCTCTGATTTCGTTGCTGCCGATGTAGGAATTACCACCTTTTTCGGCTTGACCGGCGGCGTATAAGGCGCTCGGCATCTGGCGCGAGCCGCCATTCCCCAGGCATCAATGATGCAGGATGAATGATCACATTTGTCGTCAATCACTGGCCGATTATCATTGATAAAATTATTACAGTTATTAATTTCCATTGGTCATACCTCGCTCACTACAGGGAATTCTTGTAATTCGTTGCTAACTTTTGCACCCGCCGACATTGGTCTAAATCAAACATGCCGATGTGGCATTGAGACATTGAAATCTCTAACTGTCCGGCCAACCATTCATATGCTTCTGGTCGCTTCATGCCAAACTCTTGCCACAGTGGATCAAATGCGGCATGTGCCAACCGCTTCGCCGCTCGTAACTGAGCGTTAGCCAGACGGCCAAGGGGATAAGCATCACTGTTTTTGTGACAGCCCACATAGGCCCCACAAGGCGCACATGACCAAAAGAACTGTGAAGCTAAGTCTTGCCGCTGAGGGTAAATTTCATGTCCCCGCACCAGCTTCGCCCCTTTGCCGCAGTAATCGCAAAAGACCGCTCGGTTGATATTGATCGTTTCCACTTTTTAATCTCCACTATAGGGCTGTTCACCACTTTCGGTGTAAGCCTGTTTGAGATAACCCCGCCAGGCGTTATGAGCTATCGTTTCGTTTTTCATACGTAAATTGGCATTTTGGGCTTGTTTCAATGCCCTGCGTTCGGCTGAGTTTTTTGGCTCATTCCCCTTGAGTACCAGCCGCCGGAATGCGCCTTCAAAATCAATATTCAAATGCCCTGCATGGGACTGGCTGGCTTTCGGCTCAAACAATCCCTGCCACTCATTGGCAATGCTTTGAGCAATGACCACCGCTGGTGCATGGCCGTTTTCCTTGAATATCGCCAGCTGATTGATTGCGCCCATTGCCCCCTGTTTGGTTTTAATTGGTTTTTTCAAATCACAACGAAATTGAACCCACTCTTCCCACAACTCGGTCAGTAACCATTCCGGCAATTCGATATTTAACGGATCAAATGTCTTACCTTCCCTTTTCCCCTTGGGGGGTACAGGGGGGTTTTCTTTTAGTTCTTTCTCTTCCTCTAACTCTTCCTCTGGTAACGCTTTTTGATCCGGTGGTGTAACGCCGCCAGCGTTACCTTTGGTGTTACCTTTTGATTTCGAATCTCTGAATTCTGTAACGCGCCGACTGGTAACTGCCCGTTTTTTAGAGCCTTTTCCGTTATGGCGTTCAAAATGTGGGAAATACATTTTTGTGCCATCATGTTTTAACCATCCAACGGCAAGCAGTGCGTCAGCGAAGCCCGACATAAAAGTGATACGGTCAATGCCAATTCGGGTAACGCTAACGGCGTTACAATCTGCGTTACCGTCGATGGTCTGCTGATCAGCCCAGACCCAAACACGGATTAACTTCCCGAGTACGGTATCTGGGTCAACATTCAGGATTTCAGCCAGTTGGAAGATCTCCGGTTTATCTGGAGTAATCACTTCGACTTTTATCCAACTTGATGCCATACCTACCCCGATTCAGTGCTGCTCTGTAACGCTGATAACGTTACATTTGGCGTGACTAGTATTAAAAAGAGCGTTAAATGCTCTCCGTTGCCCTTGCATGGCTTCACGGGTAAATTGCCGTAAAATCACCCGCGCCATATTTGATGTAATTGGCATATTTCCGTAACGGTAACCATTGCGATAAGTCAGTTTTTTAGCCATGTGGCACCCGCCACGGCTTTTTAGCTTTAACGACTTTCGCTACCGGTTTATCCCGCATCCGCTTATAGGGTTTGGCATAGGTCTTAGCCCAAACTAACGCGCTGGAAAATGTAGAGTTCGGCGTATCGGTGTAATGCTTACCGCCTTGAATAGCCGCCGATCTAGCGACTGTCTCGCTAAAACCGGCACGTTGCAGTTCATCTCGTAATTGTTGCTCGACTTGTTCTCTGGAAAATCTGGCCATTGGTCATACCTCGTTATGCAATCAACTGCTGTGTCACCGGAATAAGTGCATGTATCGCCTCAGTTGCTTTAATTAACTTTTGTGACATATCCGAACAGCCCAACAACACCGCACTCATCGCCAGCGAGAAATCACGCAATGCTTGTGCCGCCAAATAATTAACTGAATTGGGGTTTTCCAATCTGGCGCGTCGCTCCCCTGGCAATGCCTGAAGAATGGCTGGAGTAAGTTCGGCGATTTTTGCTCTGGCCTTGTCAGTGTCACTATCAACCCAGCGGAACAAGCGCTGTTTGTTGTTGTGGGTGGCGTGTTCATCATCAATAGGCGTGAGTGGAAGCTCATCACCACCGAGATCGAAATAAGCCTGTGCCACTTCTGCCGCGACAATTTCTTGTTTGGTTTCTGCTGCCCAGCTCCGCAATTCTGCGCAGATGGCATCATGTTTTAATTTCACAGCGACCTCCTTATGAAGGCTGATTTTTAAAAATCAGCGTTTACTGTGCTGGTGCTATAGGCTTGTCATAGTCAATAGGGTCGTAATGCAATTCGCCATTAGAGGCTTTCTCTAATCGAACGGCCCTTTTCTCTGGGACTAAATCACCCCAAGCAGAAACCGATGGCGGCTTAACCCCCGCAGCTTTTGCCAGAGCACTCTTGGTGCCGAAATATTGAATGGCATCTTTTTTTAACACGTCGCCTCTCCTGTTGTTAGATTTAGTTAACAAGTTATTTGTTCAGGAAATTTAAGTCAAGAGAATTTAGAATTACCTAACTATGAAAAATCCCGGTGAACGCATCAGAGAGCGGCGAAATGAGCTGCAACTAACCCAACGCAGCCTTGCAAAGGCGGTGAAAGTGTCCCATGTCACCATTTCACAATGGGAAAGCAACGACAGTTCACCTTCTGGCAAAAATCTATTTGCCCTGAGTACCGCATTACAGTGCTCACCAACGTGGATTTTATACGGGGATACAGATCAATCCCCCTCACCCGCAGTGAAGATCCCACCTGAACTTGATGAGAGAGAAGCTGAACTAATTCAATTGTTTGCGTCTCTTCCTGAATCAGAAAAAGAGCGGCACTTAACAGACCTTCGGCTTAAAGTTGATGAGTTAAACCGACTTTTTGAAGAGCTGTTACAAACCAGAAAAAAACTCGCCAAATAAATATCCATACTTTTCAAGTTCTTACCGATAATTTCGCCCTTATTGTTAAGTTTATTTAAATTTACGATTGAATTTATTGTTAGTTTAAATTAACTTTAGCCCATCAACGGCACAACAGCCGCTTAGGTAAGCAAGTTCTGACAATCTGAAAGCAGATAAAAAGGGATAGACAATGGGAAAGCTATTGGATGACCACAGTAAATATGTTGCACAAGCTAAAGCCAAGGGGGTGAATTTCATCACTCTTCGCTGCCCAATATGCAATAAAGAAATTGAAACACGCAGAGGAATAGATAACGCAGTTTGGGATTCACTGGCGACTTGCCCTTATTGCGAATCGATTTATCTAAAAATTACTGATGGTGGGAAAGCAACTGCCGAGATAATTTAACCCTTAATACTCAGGAAATTTATGGAGGAACTATTATTCGCTTTAGTTGTATCGGTGTGCCCTGCCCATGAAATTTGTAGAGATATTGTCTATGAAGTTTATGACACCCAACAAGAATGTGAAAAAGTCATTTTCGAAAATAGGTTATTCAACGGCAACTGCTACCCAGTCGATGCCATTATTCATCAACAATAACGAGGTATGACCAATGAAATTTAAAGAAATTAAATTATCTATTAAACCACTTCATAATGACGTTACTCAGTTATCCGCAGAAAATGAAGTAATCGGCTATGCCGTTAAAAATAAAGAGGCTAATTTACCGCTGGCTTCTATCGTTTTACCTAATGGTGAAATTTTAGGGGATTACCATTGCATGGGCTGTGCAATTAAAGCCGCCGCTAAACATTATATTGGTATTGGCGAAGATGAAGTCATTGAGGCCAATTTCAGCTTCGGTAATAATAACGTCCGTAACTTATTATTAGCTGCTTTGTTATCAAGTGTTGTTGATGATTTAACCACTCAATCCAGACATTAATAATTACCGCCAACACCAGTGAAACGGTCGTAAAACTCAGCTTATTAAAGTGGATATATCGACGCCGAAAACGTAACCGGCAATAAAACAGACGTAAAAAAGCCCACACAAGGTGGGCAATCTTACCGGCTTAACGTCCCGGTGACGGCAGAGTCAGCGACCAAACCGACTCTAGCGAGGTATGACCAATGGCTTCCACCACTGGACGCCGGAATTATATAGGGATCTTTATGCAAAAGACAACATTAAGAATCCTGGCTGATTCTATCACTATCGTAAATGCGACTAAATCGCCTGCACTGGTAGAGGTTGGAGCCAGCAGCGATGCCATTATGGGAACAGTTGCAGATCTTATAGAAAATGGAATTATCGATATACGTGATTTAATTTCTCTGGCTTTAGAGCAAATTAAAAAATGTGACTCTACGTCGTTAGATCATGTATTACCCACAGATGAATTAATAGCACTGACCGATTGTTATTATCAGATTAAAAATAATTAGCGAGGAATGACCAATGAGCTTATTTGTATGTGGGTTTCTACCCAAAAAATCAGCTATGGCAAATGGTGCTGTAGCCATGGCGATTACTGTTGATGCCAAAAATCAAAAAATGGCAACAATGAAATCCACCATGTTATTAGAAGGGGAATTCCCCGGATCAAGTAGTAATTTTTTTGCCCCTAAAGTTTGTGCTGATCGTGTGGGTTCCCCTCGCCCTCCGGTACATGATGATGCTGAAGATAATGCCATATTCAGCACTGAATGGATGGAACATAATCAATGGAATGATGAAACTAAAGAATTTGAACCTATCGTCGTTGATAATACTGATGAAATTGACAATGTTAAAAACATCTTCGATTTACCAATTAACGTAAGAATTGCATATGTTTTATTATATGGTGTAGAGCCTGAAATTGTTGATAGCCATCTATTATCTAATGCATACGATTTAATTAATGATGATGAATCAGAGCCGTTATATCGTGCAGTTATTGATGGCTTGCCACGCTTACCACAAGTTAAGCACATGTACATCACTACATTGGCACAACTCATTGATGATGTTCAGGCCCACACTCCGGTATTTAAATCATGGCCGGACGTTAACAAGTTTGCTGAAAAGTGGATCAACTCCCGTCCAGATGAGCGGGAACACCCTGGCCATCAAGCGAATGAACAAGCCAATTCATCGCCTACGCCAGCGGGTCATCGTGAACGCGATTATAAGCATGATTACGCCTCTCTCGATCTTGAAGTCGCCTGCGCCCTGTTCCCCAGTGATTATGATGTTTGGGAAGTGCCATCATCCATTTATCGTGGCGCTAAAGAAAAAGTAGAGAAAGGTGATGAGGCTTGGCGGCGCTGGTCAACAGCTTTACGGATTATCCCTGCCATTTTAGCGGTTTCCCGTGATGATCTGTTTGCAATGATCCGCAGTGCTGAATTGGATATTCATAAAGACCCAGCCAAGCTGAAAGTCTATATCAATCAGTGTTTACAGCTTGATGTAATCAAAGCCGATGATGTGAAAGTAGCAAACCTTGGCGATGGCAAATTTAGTGTTGATGGCTTGACCAGCGCAGCCAACGATTCACCGGCGAATACCAGCACAATCGAAAAACCAAAAACTGATACAAAAGTGCCAAAAGATGCAACAGAACAGCTAAATCATGCATCTGACACTGCCAATCGCGCCATTAATGACGAAACAGCGACCATTAACGCCGAGACCCATGCCAATGAGCAGATAGAGCCTGAATCACCGCCTCCTACCGCAGATGAGTTCCAACAACGGGCATCACAGATCGATCAGGATATCTCTAAGTTACCCAAAGAGTCTCAGGATAATTTAAGTATCTGGAAATCAGTACAGCGCACCGATCCCGCGCGTACCAAGCGCAAAGACACGACCAAAAATGGCAAAGTTATTCGCTCTGTAACCAGCATCAATCCTACCTATCAGACGATGAGAGCCACGGAAATTTTTGGCCCCTTTGGTAGCGGCTGGGGCGTGGATATTATCAGTGAGGAATTTATACCCGGCATCCCATTTATGGAGCCGGTCTATGATGCTAATAACCGTGAAGTTGGGCGTAAACCCATGCGTGATGGGGATGGCACCATTCTACGGACATCCAACCACACTATGCGGATTGAACTGTGGTACCAACACGCAGGAGGTCGGGGCCGCTTCCCTGCATTCGGTCATACCAAACATATTTATCAGAGTACCAACGGTTTCATTTGTGACGATGAAGTCAGCAAGAAAAGCCTAACGGACGCCACGACCAAAGCATTAGCACAGCTTGGTTTCAGCGCTGATGTGTTTATGGGGCTGTTTGATGATGCTGAATACACCGCCGACAATAATATTGAGTTCGGTATTAAAAATGCCAGCACTAAAGCTGATGATGTGGTTCGTCTACGTAAAGAGTTAGACGACAAATTCAAAGCCAATACCGAGACGATGAAAACAGCAGTCACGGCGAATGAAGTGACAAAAATCAGCACCTCACTAACACGCACCATCGGGGTTCATCTCAAGAATGCCGAATCATCCCATGATGATGATCACGTCAAATATCTGACCGGCCGACTAACCCGTTTGAATCAAATCAAAGATGAGTGCCTGGCAAAATTTGTCACTGAGGGAGAAAAAGCATGAGCACAACCGCCATATCATTAGCCACTGATTACCGAAAATTGCAGGAAATGGCCGATAGCGGTGATGAACTCACCCCCGAAATGGTCGCTGACACACTCTCTGGCATTGAGGGCATGCTGGAAGATAAGTTCGATGCCTTGATGACATTGGTTCGTAACACGCTGGGTCAGGCAGAGATATGCGCCAACGAAGCCAAACGGATGAGTGCACGCAAGAAAAGTTTTGATAATCAGGCTGAAATCTACCGTAAATATATATTGGAATGCATGATTCAGGCCGGCAAAGACTCGATCAAAACGGCGTCTAATACATTCACTGCCCGAAAAGGGACAAAAAAACTCGTTATCACCGATGTAAATTTGTTGCCTGATGAATATGTAGACTCCGTTTCTCAGGTGCAAATTATCACCACCCCAAAAGCCGATGAAATCAAAGCTGCCTTAAATGAGGGCCTATTGATAGCCGGTGCCAAGTTTGAAACTGGCGAACGTTCGTTAGCCGTCCGCTAACTGATTTTTAAAAATCAAAACTGAACCGGTCAGCGCGTTACTATGCTGGCCGGTCATATCGAGGTATGACCAATGGCTAAATTAATGACATTAACCGAATGGTGTGATGAAACGTATGCGACTGACAAGCCGACGATTCAAACACTCCAACGCTGGGCCAGAAACGGTAACTTTTACCCTGCGGCAGAAAAACACGGCAGACAGTATAGGGTAAAACCTAATGCTATTTATATCGATCCGAAGGATTTCAATCTCGGTAAAAAAATCAAAGATGCCAAAAGCGCGGCCCCTGCGCGGAATGCGTTTATGGAGAAAGTGATCAATGACTCGGCGGAAAAAGTACGATGCGAACTTACCGCGCAATCTCACCTATCGCCATCGCTATAAATCATACTATTGGCGCAATCCGTTAACAGGGAAAGAAATCCCGTTAGGCCAAATCTCCCGCAGAGAAGCCGTTTCACAATCTATCGAGGCCAATAATTATGTTGAGCAAAACTACTCTCCTGTATTACTACTGGAAAAATTGAAAGGCACACAAGAGTACACAATGACCTCCTGGCTTGAACGTTACGATGTCATATACAAGCGCAGAGAATTGGCAATGAACACTTACAAAGTTCGCAAGGGGCAAATAGCCATGATCAGCGAAAAGATGGGCAATATGGTTCTGGCTAAAATCACCACTCGTCACGTTGCTGAATTTCTAGAGTTTTGGGTGGCACAGGACAAAAAAACCATGGCCGCCACCATGCGATCAGTGTTGTCTGATATTTTCCGAGAGGCGATTGTCGAGGGCCATATAGATAATAATCCAGTGACACCGACACGCTCAGCTAAACCGGTGGTGAAACGTGAGCGCCTGGAACTGGATCAGTATCTCGCTATTCGTGAGGTCGCTGACACATTACCGGCGTGGTTTGGGCTATCAATGGATCTGGCACTGGTGACGGGCCAACGACGTGAAGATTTATCACTGATGCGCTTTGACCAGATTGTTGATGGCAGATTACAGATAGACCAAGGCAAAACAGGAGCCATGATCTCCCTGCCCTTAGATCTTGAGCTTAAAGCCGTTGGCCTACGTCTTAACACCGTGATTGAACAATGTAGATTAGCCAGTAAGACTGATTTTATGATAAGTGCTGGCATCAGAAAAAATAGCCCTGATGGCTCACTGCATCCAGATAGCCTGACAAAGAAATTCGTAACGGCGAGAAAAGGAACAGATTTTCGTTTTGATGAGAGTCCACCAACTTTTCACGAGATCAGAAGTCTCGCTGGGCGATTGTATGAAAAGGAAAAAGGTAAAGAATTTGCGATGAAACTGCTGGGGCATAAATCGGAGAAGATGACGAACAAGTATCTTGATACGAGGGGTAAAGAATACGTAATGCTATAAAAGACCGAATATCAAAATTCGTGTAATTTTCGTGTATTTTCGTTTTTACTAAAAAATAACCTTTAAAATCAACAAGTTAAAAAGAGACCGAATACGATTCCTATATTCGGTCTAGGGAAATGGCTCTTGGGAGAGAGCCGTGCGCTAAAAGTTGGCATTAACGTAGGCTTACTCAGCCATACTCTTTAAGAATAGTCGAGTACATGTGTTTCGCCAACTTAGCAACAGAAGTAATTAATCACAGTTGCAAACTAGTTTGGATGATAAAAGTCAGTTCATAAAATGAACAACGTAATTATCTGTTAAATAGAGACAAATATCTGTGTCCGCCAATATTCTCGAGTTTACTTTTGACATAAGGTCGTGGCGCGCTGCTGGAAAGGCTCCAGACTCATCTTTTGGCCCGGTTTCTCACTGTCATCCAATAATAAAATATCTAACGGTTTTGCCAGGACATGCCCCGCTTTCATCTGTTCAGTCGCAACATCATTGAGTGGATATTGTGCTAATGTGCTTGGATTTATCACAAATAAAGCCCCGCCTGAGCGGCACTCCAACATCACTTCTTCTCGATTAAATGCCCATTGTTTGCCAAACTCAAACTTACTGACGGTCACTATCTTCCCGGCAGCAATAGCGTTTACCGATAACATCAGTAATGATAATGTCAGCACAAAACCTTTCAT